TTTGCTATGGTTAGAAGGAACATCAATGACTACCTTAAGAGAGTTGTTGAGCAGTTTATCGCTCTAGACAAGCAGTTCATAGATACAGAAATGGTTATTCGCATAGTTGGCGAGCCAGCTGACTTCTCAGAGATAGACACCCTTATGAACCTCCCAGTTGAGATAAGAGAGACCCTCGGTAACATGAGATTCATAACAGTTGAGAGCATCAAGGATATAGCTTCAGAGTTCGATGTAGAGGTCGACATCGATAATTCAGTACCAATCAACAAAGCAATGCTTTTGCAGAGCTACGAGAAGTTACTCGCACAATCCATTGCTGACCCAAATTCTGGACTCAATAGAGCAGAGATATACAAGGAATGGGTTAATGCCATGGGACATAAAGGTTCCAGATTCTTCCTTAATACTCAAAACCAGATGTATATGCCAATGCCTGGGCAGATGCCGATGCAACAGGGCCCACAAGGTTCCAAAGCTTCAGCACCAATGCCAGGAGCAGTAACAAACACCATGGGAATGTCTACGAGACAGAATCCAACAATAAATCAATAAACATGAAATCAAACCCGAAAAAAGAAAGTACCCGTTCAGTGAAAGTAGGGCATAAGCACCCGATACAGCCTAAAGCGAATCATAACGGACCCAAATCACCACTTCAGCTTAAAAAGCGAAAATAGATGGATGCCAACACAAAGACAACTTACCAGGAGATGATAGACAGAGGACAGAGAGCTCAAGCATGGTTATCCTTAGAAACCACCCAAGAGTTCCTCAAACCCCTTAAAGATAAGATAGCTGAGCTAAAGGCGTTAGACTACAACGATATTCTGGGACTAGACGATAAGACGTTTCGTTCCAAAGTGGAAGCATCGTTCTTGGCGGCCAAGGAAATAGAAGATTTTTTTGCATATCTAGACGACACATTGTTGGCCGCTGAACAAGCCAGAATTGCACTAGATGGCAAGGACGTGGACGATTACTAATCGTCCCCCCACCCCAGCACTTGCAGAGTGTTGAGGCGGGGTCGGTCGAACCCCCCTGTTCCTTAAAACTTAACTTCATCGAGTTAATGACAGAATCACAGCAATCCCCCGCTACCGTCTCAGCTCCACAAGAGTCTGAAGGCAACGGGAATGCGAACATTCAAAGCGAAGTACGCCAAGAATCATCCGCAGTCCCCGCAAGTAGCGAGGTACCCAAAGAACTAGAGGTAATCAACAAAGCCGCCAAAAGGCAATATAAGACCCTGGAAGAAGCCGAAAAAGGCATCTCCGAGACTTATAGTTATGTTGGAACCCTAGGCCAGCGAGCTGCCATAGTTGACAAGCTAGCTGAGCGGATAGCTTCTGAAAATGAAGTGTCCAAAGAGGATGCAACCAAGTATCTTGAGTTGCTGCTTGAGCAAACACCTGTTGCTCAACCCGAACAATCCTCATCGAGAGCGGATGTGCCAACCGAAACAAAGGTCAGAGTACAGGAGACCTTAAAGGACTACCAACTCCAGACTTTGTCTCAGCAAGTACAGGAAGAAAAACTGTTGAGGAAATTCCCAGAAGCTGAAAGCAATATGGATTTAATTAAAAACATTCATAAGGCTACTGGTAGGGAATTCTTCGAAATCTACGAGAAGGACATACTTCCCCTCGTGGAGGTAGGCAAAAAGCAAGCGTACGAATCTCAAAGCACTAAGCAGGGCGCAAGTGTAGTCACTTCGGGGGCAACACCCCCACCAGCCGACCCATACAATGAAACCTTTAAAAAGTTTCAGCGTGGTCAAGCCTCTGTAATAGAGCTTTTGAAGGCTAAAGGACTTAGGATAGGACCGAAAGAATAGAACATCGCAAAGAATTGGCAATCGGACTCATAACTTTAATCTCATAGAGTTCGCAGAGAGTAATCTCTGTGTAAAAATATTCCTCTGAATTCGGCGAATATCCACATTGTTTCAATGGAGAGATGGTGATATCATACTACTATGATACATCAATCTAACGAGACTCTAAGGACAACGCCGAGCGAAAGTAGAATTGCGTGGTTGTCTGGTATTATAGACGGAGAAGGGACTATATGTCGCTATCAGATGGGTAAAAGGTCCCATCAACATAGAGGATATATATTAGGAGTAGTGGTCGTGAATACAGACCTAAATATCCTAAACGAAGTCCAGTCTATATATACAGACTTAGGAATTGTAAGTAAGAGGAATCAAAAAAGTGCTTCCAAAAAACAGCGAGAGGGTTCATATAAATTCACCAAACCTTGTTATGAAATAGTGATAAGGAGAAGAGAAGATATACATACCCTGCTAGACTTATTGATTCCATATCTTATCGGAGATAAGAAACAAAAGGCTATCGATTTAAAAGAATGGATAGAACATAATCCCCGATTAAGAGAAGGCACCACAAAATTCCGCTGCGTGTAACGACTGAGCGAGGAACTCCCGAGAGGGATGAAGCCACAGTCTGACCTCTATAGTAATATAGAGAGGCAAGCAGAAATGTCTTGTCCCCGTAATGGGTAACAAAAGTGATGATGACGCTAGTCGTCGTGAAGATTTAGTCGACGTGATTACCAACGTATCTCCCAGCGAAACACCGTTGCTCTCTGGATTAGGAGAAGGCTCTGAGGCAACTCAGACCCTGCATGAATGGCTTACAGCCTCTTATGCAGCCTATGCGGATAATGCTCAGGCGGAATCCTCAGCATTCTCAGCCGTAGACCTTACCCAGCCGACACGTGCAGTCAACAAGACCCAGATTTTCAAGGACGACATTCAAGTGTCGGGAACTGAAGTCGCGGTCAATGTTGGCGGAGCACAAGGTGCATGGGAATACCAGCTAGAAAAGAACTTGAAGGAACATGCCAAAGACATTGAGCTCGCGCTCATGAATGGCTCAGTTGCTTCAGGTTCTTCAGGTGTTGGACGCAGAATGGTTGGTGTCATAAATGGCATTACCACTAACGCGACTGCACGTGCATCTGGTTCCTCACTTGGAGAAACCGACTTCAACAACATCATGGAGATGATTTACAACTCCACTGATACAGTTGCTGATGAGGTATACGTTGGCGCAACCCTTAAGAGAGATATTAGTGCTTTCACCGCAGGTTCAACTCGCTTCCTTTCAGCTGATGACAAGAGACTTGTCAGACCAGTTGATGTGTACGAGTCTGACTTCGGAATGCATAGGAAATACTTTGTGCATTTAAAACTTGGCCATATGCTGGGAACCCCTAAAACTTGTATGACTATTGATTCCAGTGTATACTCAACCAGTATACATCAACAACAATAGTAACACCATGCAAGATATTACAATGGGCAATCAGCAGGAAAGGCTTCTGTGTTGGTTAGGAGGTTTAGTAGACGGAGAAGGTCGCTTCTTCATTATAAACGAAGTGACCTGAGATTAGCAGAAAAAGTTAGGTCGCTTAACTCACCAAAAAGAAGAATCCTCAGAGACTTTACGCCAAGATTAGCCATGATAGATGACTAATATGATAAAGTCCAAACCCTCACAAATACATCGAAAGATGGGGTAGGAGGAATGAAGGTATTCCTCCATAGGACCGTCGGCAATGGCGCAAACGCCAAAGAGTTGGTGGCAATCAAGAACGAGATGTGGAAAATTAGCTGGCTCAAGGGCCGCCGAACGAAGGTTACTGACCTTCAGAAGGACGGAGACCGCGAGCGCGCACAGATTATTTCAGAGCTTACTCTGGAAAACCGTGGACAGGCAGCTTCCGCATGCGTTACTGGTTTCACTAGCTAGTACATCATACGTACTCTCTCTACAGCTCATTAGTGGGCTGTAGGAGAGTGCAGTAGCAAAGTGGACGAACACCTAAAAGGTAATAAGATAGTTATAGTGAAGCCCACAGAAGATGTGGGCTCTTTGGCATCAGATTCAGAAGATATTAAGTGGAAGATAGTGGACACGATGATAAGAGACTACACGAAGGTTCACCCTAAAGAGATGCTTGATTTGATAAAAGAGAATAAGGCCATAAAGGAATCCATAGAAAATGAATTCGCTAGGTCTAAGGGAGGCGGTCTTAGGTGGGGATTCAGACTTCCCCCTGGGCTGTTGAGAATCATAGAGCGCAGGTTCCCAGATATATTTACTGATAAACAACAAATAACAAAATTTATGAAGCAGTACCCTGCACTTAGGGTCTGCGAAATCGTATGACAATATCATTGAACATGATAGTGAAAAACGAGGCCAGTAAGATAAAAGATGCGCTGGACTCCATACAGGAATACGTAGACAAGATTTACATAACAGACACTGGCTCTACGGACGCTACCAAGGAAGTTATAAAAAAACTTCCCTATTCTGGGATGATAGAGGTAAGCGATTTTAACCCCACCACCAATCCAGAGGCGTTTTTTGAAGATGGTAGTATCTATAATTTTGCAGCAGCTAGGGCGTTTAATTTCTCACAATCTAAAGAGGATTGGATAATTTGGATGGACGCCGACGATATCTACGTTAATCCAAAGAATATAGGGTTGCTTATAAATGAAGCCAAGGTTAATAATATCTCTGGCTATTTTTTCGATTACTGGTATCAGATAAGCGAGGGTAAACCTACGGAGCACCACCTAAAGTTGATGCTTACAAGGAATAACGGTCAGTTCGAATGGAAGGGTAATATCCACGAAGACCTGCTCCCTAAGAGCCCGATGAGATTGGCAAAGACACAGGCTGTCACCCGTGTGCACAAGCACGGGAAAGTAGACGAAGCCAGTAAGAATATAAGAAATATGAGGATATTGTCTCGCCAGCTACAGGAGATGGGAGACAAGCCAGACCCCAGAACACTGTTCTATATGGGACGCTCATTGATGGTGGCTAGACAGAGCATAGAGGCTATTCCGATATTTGAGAAGTATATGGAGTTATCTGGATGGGCTGAGGAACTATATGAGGCTCGGTTCCTATTGGCAGAATGTTATGTAGATGCTGGGAGATTAGACGACGCCAGAAATGCAGCCCTGAAGAACCTTGAGCTCAAGCCCAATTCCCCCGATGCATATCACCAGATGGCCAGGACATACTTAATGGAGCAAGAGTACCAAAAAGCACTACAGTGGACTGCCAATGGTCTTAGGATAATTCCCCCAGAAGATGCGGTTACCACATTCCCACACAGATACACTACTCAGCCATATGCCACCCTAGCCACGACATACCTTTATATGGGTAAGTTTGATGACGCTAAGATGGCTATAGATAAAGCCCTCTCCTACTCTCCTAAAGATGCTAAACTATTAGAGATACAGCAGTTAATATCATACCTGAGCGAAAGAAGAAGCGTAGCAGTAGCTTATGCGACTATCGCTGGATATATGAGGAAAAAGAAAGAAGAGTATAGAATCGCCACCCTGATAGGAAATGTCCCTGGAGACCTCAATGCTGACCCCATTATAGGTAAAATAAGATATGACTATTCTAAGCCCAAGACTTGGCCAGAGAAGAGTATCGCCATACTAGCCTTCGGTACCGTAGAAGCATGGTCGCCCAAGAACGAGAAGGCTGGAGGCATAGGAGGTTCCGAAGAGGCTGTGCTTAACTTAAGCCGAGAACTAAACAAACTAGGATATAGGGTTACCGTTTATACCAACACTGGTAGTGATGATGGAGTGTACGATGGAGTGGTGTGGAAGATGTTTACAGAGTTTAATGGCAAAGACAAATTCGACACTATAGTCCTATGGAGGGCTAACGGATTACTTGAATATGAGATAGATGCCAACGTAAAGCTGTTTGACCTACATGACGTCCCGATGTTTGGGGACTGGAATGAAGAGAAAAGCAACAAGGTTAATAAGCTGATGGTCAAATCAGAATATCACAAGAGTCTGTTCCCAGAGGTTAAACCAGAGAAGATAGTAATTTCCACCAATGGAATAAACTCTACCCAATTTAAGAAGAAGATAGACAGGGAAGAATTCAGGTGTTTTTATTCGTCTGCTATAGATAGAGGACTAGATATCCTACTGGATATGTGGCCCAAGATTAAAGAGAAGGTTCCCAAGGCTACACTACATATCTACTATGGATTCCAGACCTTTAAGGCATTAAATAAGCACAACCCAGAGAGGATGAGGTATGTGAATAACATCGAGAAGAAGATGAACGATATGGCCAGTCTGGGGGTCGTCTATCACGGAAGGGTGTCTCACGATGAATTAGCTGATGAGATGCTCAAATCAGATGTTTGGCTATATCCAACCTATTTCCCAGAGATATCTTGTATAACTGCGATGAAGGCTCAGGCAGCTGGAGCGATACCCGTGTGCACAGACTATGCCGCCCTTGATGAGACGGTTCAGTATGGAAAGAAAATAGGTGGGGATATTTACATAGAAGAGATTCAGGCGGAGTTCATCAACGCTGCAGTCGAGGTGTTGAACAATTCCAAGTTCAAGAAGGAACAGAGGAAACTAATGATGCCATGGGCTCAGGATAAGTTCTCTTGGACAAACGTAGCAAAAGAATGGGATAAAACTATCAATGACGAGCATAATAGAGGATAGAGGCAGAGAGAAGACTGGCGAGGTGAGCAAGATGTGCCCACATTGTGGCTTCTACCAGAAACACGAGATATACGAGCATAAGAAGAAGTTTAAGGCTTATGTTTATGTAGAGGTGGTGTATGTATGTATGGCTTGTGGCGCATCTGTCGTAACGGCTCCCAAGGCATACAAAATTGAATCATGAAAATTGCATTCGTATGGGAGGATATCTACAGATATCCAGATGGTTGGAAAGATGGACTATGGTTGGCCCTTAAACACATTGAAAAGGATGCTGAGGTAAAATATTTTAGCCCAACTCAGATTGTAGAGATAGGAGAATACAGCCCAGATATTATGATTGTTTGGGGAGCCATGGCTGGATACTACATGCCACAGTTAAAAGAACTCCCGTTTAAGAAGGCATTATGCTTTGGTGGTGGCCCTATAGACGCACAGGGATGCGCTGGATGGGACTTAGTATTTACTGAGAGTAAATCAGATGAAGATATATTGTCCTGGCTACGAGTTCCATACTTAAGAGCCTTTGGTATAAATGAAGAGATATTCAAGCCCCAGAGATTAAAGAAGGAATATTCTGGGATGATAGCTGGAACCTTTGCTCTTTGGAAAAGACATGATTTATTCGCTCAAGCCACTGGCGGGGGTGGAATAGCCATAGGGATAGTACAGAAGCACGAGATAGAGTGCTATAATGTTTGCAAGACATATGGCAACACTGTCTTAGAAGAGCAACCTAGAGAGAAGATAGCCGAAATTATTAACAAGTCACATACGGTTGTGAATACAGCCAATTTGTGGGGCGGAGGGCAGAGACTTACCTTAGAGGCTATGGCTTGTAATGTCCCTCCGATAGTTATGAAGGATAGCCCCAAGAACTGTGAGTTCTCCCACGAATCTGGGATAGGAGTCATTGTAGAACCTAGTGTAGAACAAATAAGGTGGGCTATAGGCTCACTTAGGGGAAAACATTGTAATGGAAGAGAGTACATTGAATCAAAATGGACCAGTAGACACTATGCCGACGCCCTCAAGAAAGGAATCGAGCTTGTTCTTGGCCCCACACAACGATGACGGGTGCCTATTTAGAGGTATTATCATACAGTGATTTAACCCTCTTATTGTTATTGTTACTGATAGTTGGGTTCAGTATATCCGTGGGGATGGCATTACAGCGGAAGATAGAGGAGAAGAATCAAGAAGAGCGATGTGGTTGCTCGGAGCGGAGTGTAGATTCCCTGGGCTCAGGGACGACACGCTTAAGGGAGAGAGTCTCTACCGTGCCCTCATTGCCTACAAAGACCAGTACGGTACGATTTATTTACCCGAGTGATAATGGTGGTATGGGCCCCACGACCTCGTCAATGAATTGGGGCCAAGCATCTGGTCAAGGGCGATACGATGCACAACCCATACAAGAACTGACCTCCGTGCTGAAGAAGAAGCCCTCGCGTGTTACAAAAGCTAAATCAAAATCAATCTCCCGCACTTCGAGGCGGACAAAAATTAAAAAACCACGATGAAGTTAAATCTTGGGTGTGGAGAAAATAAGAAGGCTGGTTGGATAAATATAGATTATGTTCCAGAAGTCAACCCAGACCTTATCCTTGACCTAAATAACACCAAACACAATAGACTGCCATATAAAGATAACGAGATAGAGGAATTAAATGCCGTGGACGTACTTGAGCATATAGAGAATATAATCCCACTAATGAACGAACTACATAGGGTCTTGGTGGTTGGAGGCGTGATTCACATAGAAGTCCCGCTTGCTGGTACAGTTGATTTCTATAAAGACCCCACTCATGTACGCTCATTTGTGCCAGAGACTTTTAAATATTTTGCAGAATGGTGTCCTAGGTTTTATGGCATAAAACAATGGAAGATATTAGAGATGAGGTGGACCAAGGGAGGAGATAACCAAAACCGTATCTGGGTGACAATGACACCACTAAAATGAAGTTTAGTTCGATAACAAATGTAATGAATGAAGAGGATATCCTATCTGGGTGTCTTAGTCTGCTTGATGTAGATTTTAAGATAGTGGTAATATCTGACACCACTCATTCTGGTCTATCTTATGTGCCAGATAATAGTGAGCAGATAGCCATAGATAGTGGCGCAATGGTTATTAGGGTAAAGAACGTCGACGAGATAGGTATGAGAAATCTTGGCCTCGGTATGTCACTGGCATTGGGGGCTGATTATGCATTTATAGTAGACGCAGATGAGTACTATCCTAGAAAAACGCTTGAGAATTATAAGAAGTTTATAGAGCAAAATCCCTATTTATCATACAGAGCGAAAATGCTTGTTTCGTTTAGGCAACCCAACTGGGTGGTCCCTTGCCCCACCGACCATGGGAGTATCGTGGCTATTAGAACAGACCAAAGATTCAATCAACTTAGGTCGCATGGTGACAGCATATCGATTCCAGATGAACTCGGCACAATCTATCATATATCCTATGCTCGTTCAGCAAAGAAGATAGAGGAAAAGATGAAAAGTTTTTCCCATGCCAGTGAAGTATTGCCGAATTGGTTTAATGAAGTGTTCCTCCCTGCCACGCTAGAATCACACAACGTTCACCCAACATCCCCCTCTGTATGGCCAGACATAAAAGTGATAGAATTACCAGAAGAAGTTAAAGAAAAAATACCAAAGAACCTATGGCAAAAATAAGCGTAATAGTACCAATTTATGCGTTAGATGAAGAAATCATATCCTATGCAGTAAAATGCCTAGACTCTATAGGCGACCATGAGATTATTGTTGTAGATAATGGAGGGGCTGAAGAGGTTCTAAAACGCTCCAAGGCGAAGGTATCTATCACGATGTCACTCAATGACAATGTGGGCTATGGTATGGCTATCAATATGGGTATGTCGGTTGCTACGGGAGACATACTTGTTGCCTTAAATGACGACGTAATCCTACCAGTGGGCTGGGAAAGGTTCACCGACATTCTCGTAGACCCCATGGTGGGAGTGGTAAGACCAGGAGAGCTGTCAGAACAGCCAGGGGGCTTGGTGGAAGACCATGCATGGTATCATGGATTCTGTTGGGCTATAACCAGAGCTACCTATGAGAGGTTGAGCACTAAGAAGAATGGGCTTATGGACCCAAGGTTTGGACTCGGTTATTTTGAGGATTTAGACCTTTGGCACCGCATGAGGAAGCGACACCTCAAGATGATGAAAGACTTCAGGGTGAAGGTGTTCCATTATGGAGGATTAACCATACACAAAATGGACCATTCTGAATTGCAAAAAATCAATGAACAAAAGTTCATAGAAAAACACAATCTCCCCAACTGGAAAGAAATATACTACCCATGGGAATAAGCGTAATTAACGTCACAAAAAGATACGGAGGTATAGACATTTTATACAACAACATCCGTAAGCAAACATTTAAGGATGTGGAGGTTATAATTGCGGACGAATTATACGCTGACCGTCAGCAAGAAGTGAAGGAATATTTCAAGGGGATACCGCTTAAACACGTCCCCACGCGCCCAAAACGGCCTCAGGACGTGTGGAACCTAGCAAAGGCGTATAATGACGCCCTAAAGCAGGTAGAGGGTGAATTAGTGGTATCTATAGATGATTTCATATGGACACCCAATAACGCCCTGCAGAGGTTTTGGGAGGTATATCAGCAGAAGGGGTTGTGCCTTATCACTGGAGTAGGTAACAAAGCTGGATACCCAGAAATAGTAAATCCCACTGGTAAGATAACTATTTTTAAGCAGGATTATCGCTCAAAACCACAGGGAGTGATAGAAAGAGATAACAGGATAGATGGTAGAACCAACGTAGAGGAAGTAAATCATAGTTTCTTTGAACTCGCCTACTCTGCCTTCCCAATGGACATAGCGAGAGGGATAGGTGGATTTGATGAAGAGACTGACCAGTTCTATTGTGGTCAAGATAGGAATTTCGCCCTTAGGTGTCACTTACAGGGGTTCCCAGTCTATATGGATAGGGGCAATGAGAATATTGGACTATTCCATCAAGGATTCCAGCCGAGACCATCAGATTGGGAAGAAAGACACTATAACAAGAATCCACGCGCCACTATGGACATAATAGAGGGTAAAAGACCCATAATACAAAAGTGGCTATAAACATTGTTTAACATATGCGACTTGCTATAATTGAAACAAATGATAAGGCTCAGGTCCTCCTAGAACTATCAGAGGATGAGTTTATCAAGAAACTCAAGAAATACTTTGAAGAAACTGGCTCAATAGAGGATGCATTCAGGCTGGTGGCCAAAGAACTCAAAGATTTAACCATCAAACTTTAATGCCTGAAAGAAAAACTCCCATTATTGACCGCAATGAGCACGAAGAGACGGGCGGTGTCTCTGTGCGTAAGGTGGGTAATTATGTATGGAATCCCAACTCTTTGGGCTGGGAAAGACAAACCGCCACAGCCGCTGCAGGAGATGGGGCTATAATAGATGGAGAGAACACATCCATAAGAGCCAGTGTTTCGTCTCTGGCGTCCTCTAACCCGCTAAATGTTTCCATAGTAGATGGGAGCGGAGCACAAATAACCACATTCGGAGGAGGTTGGGAAAATATGGTTGATACTGGCAACTCAACCACTACACCTTTAGGTTCGTCTGGCACATTTGTTGGTACTGGGGTGGACTGCATAGAATATGCAAGTGTGGCCGTAACTTTAACATCAGACAAGAGTTCCACTACAGATGGTATGAAGTTCCAGTTTTCTACGGATAACACTAACTGGGACGACACATATTCATTTGACTTCGTGGGTGGGACAACCAGAAGATTCCAGTTCCCAGTAACAGCAAGATATTTTAGGGTTAATTTTGAGAACACTAATTCTGCTCAAACATATTTTAGGGTTCAAACTATACTACACAAGACGGACCTCCTGACGTCCATACATAGGATGGACGCGGATATAAAACCAGACAGGTCTGCGACCCTAGTTAAGGCTGGCTTAATTGCACAGATAAATGGGACAGGAGACTTTACTCCAATACAGGCTAACGCAGCTGGTGTTCTAAAGGTTGGAGGCTCTGTGTCCCTAGATGCTGGTACAAATAACATAGGAGATGTAGATGTCCTGACGATGCCAACAGTGACAGTCACGTCTACGAATCTTGATGTAAGGGATTTACTATTCGCCTCCGATAAAGTAGATGTATCTGGCTCATCTATATTTGCCTCCCAGGCGGGTACATGGAATGTAAATGTCTCTAATTCTTCTATCTATGCCATACAATCTGGTACTTGGGCTGTTACTGCTAATGCGGGTACCAACCTGGATACGTCTGGGTTAGCTCTAGAAACTGGGGGTAATTTAGCTACAATAGCTGGAAAAGATTTTGCCACGCAAACTACCCTAGCTGCTATAAATACAAAACTTGTAACTGGTACAGATATAGGCGATGTTACTATCAATAATGCCTCGGGCGCAGCTGCGGTTAATATTCAGGATGGAGGCAATACCATAACCGTAGACGGGACAGTTAATGCTAATGCTACGCTGGCCGCTGAAACAACTAAGGTTATAGGGACGGTGAATATTGCCGCCGCACAGACTATAGCCACCACCAACGCTGGCACATTTGCAGTTCAGCAAACCACTTATTCATCTTCATCTGTAACACAAGTATCCTCCTCGGCAAGTAGCGTGCAGTTATTAGCTTCTACGGCTGGAAGAAGGGGTGCATATTTCTTTAATGATTCAACCTCGGTAGCTTATATTAAACTAGGGACAACGGCGGCCACAAACTCATATACCGTTAAAATGGCAGCTGGTTCGTTCTATGAACTACCGTATCCATGCTATACTGGTAGAATAGATTGTATTTGGGCATCGGCTAACGGCGTAATGGCAATAACTGAAATAACATAATGGCATACTATCCACCAGAGCTTAATACATCTCAGTATGTCGCTTCTGTGCAGGGCACTGCTGGTAATATAACTTTTTCCAATTCTAATGGAATAACTTTTGGGGGAAATAATTCCACTATTACTGCCAGCCACAATGCCCTTACTACAGCGGCACAATCTAATCATAGTCACGGGAACCCCACGCTCAACCTTACCAATCTCTCTGGCACGACAGGTTCTAATTCTGCTGGATTTACGCTGTCATTGTCAGCGGCAGCTCCTGGCGGTGGGGGACTTACAAACATCAATGTTTCCGCGGGAACTACGAGCAACAACCTGTCAGCGATGACGTTCTCGAACTCGAACGGAATCTCGTTTGGGCTTAACGCTTCTACAATCACCGCTTCACACAACGCACTTACAACTGCGGCACAGTCTGACCACTCGCACGGGAACCCCACACTAGCGCTAACCAACCTTACGGGGACAACTGCTAGTGCTTCTAACGGTCTTACGATATCACTTTCCGCTGCACCTCCAGGAGCGGGTGGTGGGTTCGCTGCCCAGGGTTCGGGAACATATACCCAGAATACTGGCACGATTCAATTCGCTAATTCGAACGGAATCACCTTTGGACTCTCTACGAACCAGATGACTGCAAGCCATAACGGTCTTACGACCGCCGCGCAGTCAGACCACTCACATGGGAATCCTACGCTAGCATTGACAAATCTCACTGGCACAACGGCCTCTGCGTCGAATGGGTTTACTCTTTCGTTGAGCGCAGCAGCCCCTGGCGCAGGTGCGGCACCAGTTGTTTCGCGTTATCCGACAGCGGATATGTACTACGGAAATATCTCGTCCGCACCGCTCTATGCGGGAACATCAGGCTCAACAGGAGGCTCGACACAGTTCACCGTATCAGGTCGTGTGTGGTCTGAGGCTATCCCGTTTGACATCCACTACAAGGACCTAGATATGGCTGCAACAATGTCGGCTACAGCATCTGGGACTGGTTCAGCGTCCATTTACCATGCCTTTGGGATTTACACGCTCAATGGGAACACAGTCCTTAGCCGTGTAAGCTCCTTCTACCACGGGCAGCATATGAGCCAGAACAGTATTACGGCTCGTACCCACTATGCATGGTGGGGTTCAAACAGTGCGGCGAATACAACAACAGCTAACGGCAATATCTCAGCATCATGGTCTGGGTTCAGAAGGTTTGACCTACATGATTCTGATGCAACGCTTTCAGCTGGGAACTACTTCTTCGCACACTTTATGTACCAGAGGTCGTCAGCTGCGAACGTATTCTCCCAAGCGGGTATCGCCCATCGCACTGCCTCGCAAACTTCTGGCTTCAGTTACTTCGGGACTAATACCTTCGTACAGCCATTTGGCACACGTGGACTTGGCATCTTTTCTACGACAACTAATACAAATACCATCCAACTTGGCATACAGATGCCAGCAAGTATCGCTACATCTGCCATCACGGGAACTGGTGGTTCGTCGCAGAACCTTCAGCCATTCTTCTGGATGTATAGAAACGCAACATGATAAAACCGCAACTTGTTATCCAAGACTTTGGGGGTGTCAAGAACAAAGATTTGAAATCCACATCTGCAGCACTCTTGAAGGGTGGTAGTTGGAAGAGGCAACGTATTGTGGTAATTCTCCCCGCTGGGGAGAGTATCCCAGCCAAGGTGGCTCTTTCACATTGGAATCTTGTGTTCCCCCCCAACAATGGGGTGGTAAGGATTCTTGCGCAGGGGATGGAGGTGGGAGACGCCTACTCGGTTGCCATCGAGCAGATTATAGCCCATCCAGAATTCTCAAATTGGGAATACATTCTGACCATTGAGCATGATAATATGCCACCACAGGATGGGGTTATTAAACTTATAGAACAGATGGAGAATCATCCAGAACTGGACTGTATCGGAGGCCTCTACTTCACGAAAGGAGAGGGTGGCGTGGCCCAGATATGGGGTGACCCAAAAGACCCAGTGTTGAATTTTAGGCCACAGCCACCAGACCCGAATGGTGGGTTGGTGGAGTGTTGTGGAACTGGGATGGGGTTCAATCTTTGGAGAATGAAAATGTTCAAAGATGACAGACTCAGGAAACCATGGTTCAAAACCCTGAACGGCAAGAATGGAGATGGGGTAGGGACACAAGACTTGTATTTTTGGGGAGATGCAAGAAAGTATGGTTATAGGTGTGCTGTGGATTGTGGAGTAAAGGTTGGCCATTATGATAATATAAACGACATAACATGGTAAAAGAAACTAAACAACTTAAGATAGACCTAGGGTGTGGCCCTAACAAAAAGGAGGGATTTTATGGTGTAGATAGTATGAAGTTTAAAGGTGTAGATAAGGTAGCAGATTTAACTAAAAAATGGCCATTTAAAGATAATAGTGTAGACGAGGCACACGCCTCGCATGTAGTAGAGCATTTTGACGCCAAGGATAGGATACATTTCGCCAATGAGCTTTATAGAGTTCTAAAGAAAGGAGCAAAGGCAACAATTATAGTCCCCCACTGGGCTTCCATGAGGGCATATGGAGACCTAACACACAAATGGCCGCCCATATCAGAGTTTTGGTTCTATTATCTATCAACCGAATGGAGGAAGGTAAATGCCCCACATAATACTGGATATAAGTGTGATTTTGATGTAACTTGGGGGTATTCTATGAGGCAAGATTTGGCCGTGAGGAATCAAGAATATCAGCAATTTGCCATGGCTAATCACAAAGAAGCATGCCAAGATACAATAGCTACGTTTGTTAAAAAATAGTATGGACGCAATCAAATATAAAAAGCTGTTTGAATACTTCGATGTTCCGCCAGAGCTCCGTTCCGATGTGAACATTGTCAAGAAAGTGGAATATATCCATAATACCCTTGAGGGTTTAGATGAAGACCAAATCTTCCAAGTCCTCAAGAAATACGATGTTATTGGCACCAGCCAGGATAGGTTAGGAGCCATATGGAGACACTTCAAATTCGGAGAGCTAACAAAGGAGTTTATAAGTGAAGTTAAAACGGGGAGTCCATACTCGCTGTATAATGTCGTTGAAACAATGGTAAAGCCCCAGGAAACGCAAGCAGAACTGCCTGAGGGAGTCACAAAATGGAGCCTTTAAAAGAAACCATCCAAAACAGCATCTTAAGTTTTAAATCAAAAGTATTACCCTCTACTCCAGCAGAACAGCCGATGAATATGGAGGGCGGAATACTAAAGTTGCACTCTTTATATGATTTTTTTAACCTAGACTTTGGCTCGAGGACGGCCAGAGAATCTCAGGAAATCAATAGAAAGCTAAGGGTGGTAGAGGATTATGTAGAAGACAACTTTGATGACATGTCAGCTGGATTGGTAGAGCTTAGAAATAAGTTTGGTGCCAATCCGCTGGATGTCACACTATTAGACCATTTTTATCATAATATAAAGTACTCCAATACTTCATTCCAGAATCTACCCAAAGAGAAAAAAGAAGACGACTACAAATCCCGCATCTCGGAGGCTCAAAACAAGATGGAATCCTTGAGGAATGAGATTAGGGAAGGTATGGAGAAGATGAAAGAAGCTAAGGAGCTGGAGAAGCTCACGTCTAGGCTCGCTAAGTTAGAGGAGAAAAAGACAAGGAACGAGACACGTTTAAATGAATTAGTTCAAAAATATGGCCAAGGGCAACCTCAAGATGGCTCTGATATACGAGGATAATGAAATCTTCGTTGTACTAGAGCCAGAATTACTTGTAACAATATTGAAGCAGGAACCCGACCCTGAGAAGGCTCTCGCCCTCATAGAGGAGACCTTAAAAAAAGCGGGTTTTAAAAAATAGTCATCACAATTAGATGGTAGAAAGAAAAACCCCCGCTATAGATGCCATTGAGCACGATGGTTCAACCCCAGCAACAAAAAGAGTATTGATGTATGGTTGGGATGGAAGCAATAAGGTAAGATTAAAGACCGACTCAGAAGGAGCTCTCGGTATCTCTGCAACTTTAACTGGAGCAGATGGAGCCATAGTGGATGGTTCAAATTCTAGTCTAAGAGCTAGCGTTTTGAATTATGCAGCCTCCAAACCATTAGCCGTAAGACTCACAGACACCGATGGTAACTATGTGGCCCCAGCGTCAGGTTCTTCAATATATGCCCTCCCTGGTGGCACATATGACGTTCAAGCTACTGATTTAGATATAAGAAACCTAGTATTCGCAACTGATAAGGTTGACGTGTCGGGCTCTTCGATTATTGCATTTCAGGGTGGTTCATGGACTGTCGGACTCCCCGCTAACGCCGCCACTGAGACCACATTGTCTTCTCTGAGAGCATCTCTATTAGATGTTGCGACCCAAACAACCCTCTCGGCTATCAATGCCAAGTTAGTTACAGGAACTGACATAGGAGATGTCACAATCAATAACTCCACGGGTGCGGCCGCAGTCAACATACAAGATGGTGGTAATACAATCACCGTAGATGGGACTGTAACCGCAAACGTAAGCGGTGGTTCACTCAGAGCATTCATAGATGTCACCCCAGGAGGTATCTGGAGTGCCTATTCAAACGCCTCACTGATAAATACAGCTGCTTTAGTCAAGGGTGCTTCTGGAGCATTCGGAGGATATTACGTCTATAACCCAAATTCTACCGCCGTATATTTGCAGGTATTTAACCAAGTATCAGCATCTTCTGTTACTGTAGGTACAACTACCCCCGACTACTTCTTCGGAATTCCAGCAACAGCTGGTGCTAACCTTGAATTCACTCAAGGGGTGGCTCACACAAATGGAATAGTTATTGCGGCAACTGGTGGAGCGACCAATAGCTCACTAATGTCCCTCCCGATACAGGCATCTGTATTCTACAAATAACCCACTTACTCATATAATATGGCATGGACATTTGAAGAAACATTTGACTCATTAAGTAATGGAGACCTAAGTGGCCAGAACTCTTGGAGTGGAAGTACTAAGTGGCAGGTAGTTGGGTCTTCACCAACTCCTGCAGATGGGGCTAAGTGTGTTAATGGGACCACGAACGCTGACTATAATCAGCAGTGGGCTTATAGAGATATAACTGCCGTAACCGAGGGGACAGTATATGTCTCTTTACTGAGAAATACGTCTGGAGGTTCAGATAAGAGATGCTATTTCAGATTACAGGAGGGGTCAACAGTGGTTACAGAGGTTAAACTTATAAATAACCCGCCTGATGTACATGCAGTTACGTCAGGACCAACAAACCAAACTATCGCAACTGGGTTGTCTGATGATACATGGATAAGAATCGGGATATGGTTTAATGCATCTACTGACAAAGTCAAGTTTAATGTTAATGGTGGGACATGGTCTGCTGAATACACAGCATGGAATGCATTTTCTCAGGTGGATAGAATCGGAATATCGCCAGAGGACAATAATGCATCGTCTGGTGGATATGTAGCTGTAGATTCTATTAGTCCAAACTATACTATCTCCTCCACCTCCACTACCCCATCAAGGCTTGGACTCCTAGGTGTCGGCTAATTGGCCGACAGGGGAGTTGCCCCATGCCGAGTGCGGAGTGATGACCCGCCATGGTATAGGGCAACCCTTCTGTTCATCAATTAAAAATGGCATACAACACGCTTTCTGATGCATTCCAAAACGCCAGATTCAGGACTGGCACTACAACTACAGATTTTGCAGACACAAGTGGTCCGTTGATTTCGCTTGCAAATAAGCACTTTAGGCGGATAGTAATGTCACTCATCGACAACAATGAAGACTGGTTCGCCAAAATATCCCCCGCGTCCCTCGTTAGCAGTCTATCTGCGTATAATCTTTCTTCTGATTCTGGTACTAGTGGTGGGGGTAATATTAAGGTCCTCAGGGTAGAAATAAGCTATGATGGGGTGAATTGGTATGTCGCCTCTCCAGTGGATTATGAACAGATAACCCCAGCCACGGCCCTTAATTCAGACGTGAATGATTACTTCTCTACCGACGAGCCCAAATACGCTATATTCAATAATCAGATAATGCCCCTACCAGTACCCACGCAAAACGTCCCTGGTGGCTTAAGGATATTCGAAGTGGTGCGTAGAAAAGAGATATCTGGCTCTTCAATACAATTCATGGATTCAGACGACACCATGACCATACAGCTTCCCAAGGAGTTTATGGAGCCCCTCGAAGACTTTATAACCGCAGACATATACGAAAGAATAGGTAAGATGCCAGAAGCCAAGGAATCCAAAAAGACTGGCGCAGAGAGACTTGAACAACTTAGAAAACAATATACCCCACGTAATAATGACTTTGACTTGAATATGTCAACGTCTGCATATGACGACTATGGCGACTAAGACTATTGTTATAGACAACCTACACTCTGCTAATAGGGCTGGTAATCCGTATAGGGGCGAGCCGAACCAGATTATAAAAAATACCAATTTTAACTATTGGTCTCATCCTGGTCTGATAGTCCCAGATTATGCATATGGAAATACAAACGCGACCACCTCTTCTGGTGTAGATAAGAGATTTTTAGACTTTATATTGGTGACTGGAGATACATCGTATCCGTATTGGGGACTTTCATATACTAGTGATGACCATCCCGTGTTTTCTAAATACACATCAGCAGATACGTGGTCACAGCAATATAAGTGTACGCTCAGTGGAGGCTGGACTAACACATGGCGTGGATTTGTAGAATATGGCAGTTCCATAATCGGGTATCAGGGCTCAACCCTATATCAGGTACAGACACCATGGGGTTCTGCTGTGGAGACGACACATTCGTTGAGCCCATCGATAGTAACAGACATGATAGTGGCAAATAATGTGTTATATTTTTCTCACAACGACCCAGCTGTGGGGTATGGAAGAGTGGGAACATTTGACTATAGCACCTCCACCTTAATTACTGGAGCTGGTAGGACAGACGCATATGTCGGAATAGATAGGGGGTTCTACATAAACAGCATGTCGGAGGTCGGTGACTACATAGCGATTACGGCATCTAAACCAGCTGATTATACCAATATATCCATAAACTCAAATATAAATTCAAGAATATATCTATGGGATGGAGTTAGTAATACTTTCGATAGTAAGATAGATATAAACGAGAGCGATACTTGTTCCTCCTACGCAATTGACAACTCATTATTCGTATTCAGTTCTGGAAGGGGCGGGAGCCTTAGGGTCCATAGATATGAACCTGGGGCTAGTAGGGCGGAACTTGTTGCTGTTTTTGAAAACATATCCACTCCAGGGAGCACACCATACGTAAGAAAGCAAGCCATAACTCACGACAAGGACAACTTGTTATTCGGTCTTACTAGTAGCTCGAGGGGATATATTTATGGAATCAATAGATTGACTGGAAAAACTATAGTTAAGAATTCATGGGCACATGCTGTTAGTCTTCCTACAGATATTTATGCGTTAAAGACATTAAATTCAAATTTTTCTGTTATTAGTCTGATTAACGATAGTAGCACCAAGTATCTATTAAGGACAGATTCCACATGGAATTATATTCAGGAATTGGTTACCCCCATAATATATCCATCTCCCAATAAAAGATGTAGGATAAAAAGCGTAAGAATTAGATATAGAGACCTTGGTAGCGGGGCCACCATAATAGTAGCCTATAACCCAAACCAATCTGCTGATTTATACACTGGAACATTCATAAATCTTATAAATAAGACTGGCTTCGGTACTTCTGCTGGGACTGGGGATGCTGGAACTAATGAGATACGTACATATACATTTGGTCATGCAGATGGGAGCATCGCCCCAATCATAGACTCTTTCCAGCTCAGTATTTATGCGACCAGTGGAGGCTCTGAGGGGGAAAATAGAATGATAATATTACCGATAGTAATAGAGGTAGAAGAATTAGATGTTCAATAAAAACATAAACCCAAAACAGATAAGTCAGTATATGTTCGTTGATACTACGGTAGAGAATACCTCAGCTGCCACAGCTGCTAATTATGGTGTATTCTTTGTGGCCCCATTTATATGTGAGATAGTGGAGGCATGGGAAACACACGCTGCGGCTGGGACTAGTGGGAGTGCGGTCACCCTCACTTTAGAGAAGCTATCTCCAGGTGTAGCCCTTGATTCTGGAGTGCAAGTTCTTAATAGCACATGGGACCTAAAAGCATCCGCCCTATACCCGAGAAGAGTTAGGGCTGCATCAAGTTTAAAAAACAGGACACTATCTATAGGCAATAGATTAGCCCTTAAGGATTCTGGGACTCTCACGTCAGTAGGCCACGTGAATGTCACAGTACTACTAAAGATATTTAGCACGAATGTATCATCTATCGATAACCCAACATCATAACCATCAAACTAAATGGCATTTCTAGACTATTTTAAAAAATTCACGAATCCCACTCCTATTGAGAACTATCTTACTCCAGAAGCTCAACTAAGAACCCTGGAGAAGTTTGGCTCACAGAGTACATATACTCCCACTAGTGGTGCCTTTCAGTTACCTTCTGCGCCCACTCAACCACTGACAACCCCCACACCAGCTGCATCTCCAGTTCAGGGAGCTTCATATTCTAGTACATTCTCAGCCCCTAAGCCCGTAGCGCCCACAGTATCTCCTGTTAATCAGGAGGTAGAGGCTGCAAGGCAGAGGCTGGCTGGAGCTACACAAGCCCCAGGTGGAAGTATGCAGACAGTTGTAGCAGAAGGAGTTGGGCCAGCTAATCCATCTGGTGGTACACAGAAGAAGAGTGCAACACAAAGCCCTTACCAAACGACTGGTACTATGGAGGGAGACATAGCTGCGGGGCTTATTCAAGGGCCTAATATCCCAGATGATGAGACTAATGCTTTAATACTAAAGACAGCAGAAGATGCTGCCAACAATGCCAATCTCAGAACGGTCACAGCTGGAGGTATGTTAGATGGCCAGAAGTCTAAGTCTCAAGAACTATGGGAGAAGATTATAAACTACTACTTAGGATATGACGTAAGCCCAGAGGCTCAAAGAATAGCTGATATAAGAAAACAACTTGGAAAAATACAGGGGGCCATGGATAAGTCTATGGCAGACCTCTACAACACTCCTGGACTTACGATGTTCCAAAATGCACGAAGACAACAGGCTATAAACCAATCTTCTGGCATGCTTACCGCACCTCTGACCTCAGAATTACAAGCTCTTACTGGATTACAGTCAGAACAAAACCAAAGGATGAGTGCGTTAACTAACATAGCCCAAGCGCTCACACCAAACGCAGTAGGCTCACCGATATTAGATGAACAAGGCAATGCGACCATAGTTACCCAAGACCCGATGACTGGCGGATATACGACCCTTAATCTTGGTAGACTTGGCTCAGCAAAGCCAGCTTCTACTGAGATAGCAGAGTTTGAGTATGCCGTAAAGCAAGGATTTAAGGGCAACTTCCTCCAATATCTAGCTGCTAAGACACAAGCCACTACTAAGAGTACGGCTGGAGGCACTGGAGATATAGCTGGATTGGCACAAGCGGTATTAGACAACCCAGCTCTATACAATCAACTCACGCCCACAATGAAAGGTAAGCTAGCCCCCATACTCTATGGAGCTGGATTCAGTGATTTCGGCAAGATGATGTCTGATAGCGCCCTGGGTAAGGTTACAGATATACAGACAGCCGTAAGCGAACTACAACAGTTATCAGTGGAAGCTGGAAGCCTAGATGCCTACACAGGACCAGGTGCTAGTATATTAGCTATGCTCCCAGGCACCCAGACACAGAAATATAAGTCTAGCGTAGACAGAGTAAGACAGATAGTTGGTAAAGCCTTAGAAGGTGGTGTACTCAGAAAAGAAGACGAAGAGAAATATAAAGCCATACTCCCAACAGTATCAGATACCGCAGCTGTAGCCGCCTACAAGATACAACAGATAATGGAACAAATGACTGGAGATTTAACCAGATACATATCCAACCAAGCAGCGGCTGGAAGAGCCACTGGTGGCATAGACCAATACCAAGTTGGTTCGATATATGACTTTAACGGTCTGCAGTATAAATACATAGGGAATGATAACTGGGAAGGCCCCATCAATTAAATATGCCCACTACAAAAGAACTATTAAAACTAGGTAAGCCACAACTTGTGCAGTCACCTCAGCAGGTACAACCAATGACAAGTCAGCAACCAGAGAGGTATGCATCTACTTGGGAAAGACTAAAGGGCTCATTCGGTTCTAAGGCAGATAGGGCCAAGATAAAAGAAAGACCAGGATTAGACTGGCAGGATTTTACCACTGATTTAGCTGGAGATATATTGCCTATAGCAGGTAGCGTGATTGGTGCACCACTGGGTATATTTGGTATGGGCGCTGGAGCTGCGGCTGGAGAAGCTGCTAGGCGTTCCATAGGCAAGAATGCATTTGGTCTACAGCAAGACCAGAGCTTGGGTCAACATCTTAAGGGAATAGCCACGGAAGGTGTCATAACCGCTGGTACAGCTGGTGCATTTAAATTAGCTGGTGGCGCAGTTAAATCATTCGCTAAACTAGCCCCCAAGGTGTCTAAGTTCACCACTGGCCAACCAGAAGAAGCGTTCCAGAGAATCTCTAAGAGTAAGACAGCCCAAGAATGGCTCACTGGTAATCAAACATGGGATGATTTAATAGCACAAGTTAAGAAGGGGGCGGAGAAGGTGGGTGTCTCGGACCCCAAAGCTGTGTTTGGTGAGGCTATAAAGACTATAAATGAAAGTGCGCCCAAAGACACCAGAATGATTTTATCTGCTGTTAAGAAAGAAATGGCTAAAAGAGGATTCGCGGTTACAAGAGACAGTGCCACCAAGCAATACATAGTCAAGGCCATTGAGGGCGGGTCTGGCAAGTCTACGGCTAGATTCAGTCGAAGATTTAGTAATGCCGTAAAGAGAATACTTGACGAACCAGTTATCTCTCATGGTAGTGCTACATCAACTGAAATAGACGCGTTCCTTAGCAGGATAGGAGATGAGACTGCTAAGCTTTTAGCTAAGAACGACAAGAGTGGAGCTAGGGCCATGAATACGATTCTCGCTGTGCTTAGGTCTTCGGCGGAGAAAAGATTACCAAAAGAGCTCGTGGTTGCTAATAAAGCATATAAAGATACGGAGTTACTCGCTAAAGCGGTTAGGAATTTATTGGGTCCCTCGGCTCGTGGGTCCCTTACTGGTGAACAACAAGATAAGATATTCAGAGGAATCACTTCGTTATTCAGACCATCAGCTGGCGGTAAGCAAGCCACGATAGATACATTTGAAAAACTCTCTGGAGTCCCAGTTAGGGACGCTCTCGCTGGATTAACACTTAGGCAGGTTGAGCCACAAGTTATTCGTGGACTTTCTGCCGTGGGTGGAGGATTCGGAGGGGCTATGGCTCTTGGTGGAGGAATTGTGGGGCCATTAGCTAGTGGAGTGGCTGGGTTAGCAGCAACATCACCATATGCAATGGCAAGACTCAATATGTTGGCTGGTAAAGCAGCCCCCGCAGTTGGAAGACTAGGAGCTAGATATGGACTTCCCGCTACACTTAGCACCGCAGAAGTACTAAGAAGAGCATTAAATAGATAATGACCGAGGTATATTGGAACGGACAACGAATAGGACAGCCAGCCTCAAGCTTTTATGATAGATATCTATCTCCAGCCCTAAAAAGCCTGAGGGGGTTATTCAATTCTCCAATACAACAGCCCATGGCTCCATCTCCCTCTCCAACACCAATGCCCACTCCATCGGTAGACCAGATGAGACAGGCTATACTTTATAACGAGACAAGGGGTGTTCCAGGGGATAGATATGCGTTTAGGCAACCCAGTGGCTCTAATTTATATGGGGATGCGTTGGGGGCATATCAGATTACAGAGGAAAGGCTAGCCAGACAATCCCCTAGGTATTTAGGGACACAAATGGCGCCCCAATCGTTCTTGCAATCTCCATCATCTCAGGATAGATTTATGACACAATCCCTGACAGCCGCGTTAGGAAAGAGAGATAACTGGGAACAGGCAATATTACAACATAGATTTGAGAATCCAGCTGCGTGGGATAGGCCAGCAGCTAAAAGATATTTAAGTGGTGCTATGGACTATTTTAAGTCTCAGAATATACAAGCACCCAGAGTAAAATGACCGACACTGACCACGACAAAATAATAAGAACCGAAGAGAAGGTGGATGCCCTAAGTAAGGTGGTATATGAGATAAAAGACAATCACCTACAACATTTGGCCGTAGCAGTTGAAGAATTAAGAAGCAACGTCCAGAGCATCAATGTTAAACTTGGACTCTGGTCTGGTGGTATAATGGTGGGTGTATGGTTAATTGATAGGTTTTTAAAATAAAAGAATTGGCTAAACACAGGAGGGTGATTGTTTGTAATGACTGGCACATCCCATTTCACGACAAGAAATTATACAAGCTATTCAAGCTTTTTGTAAAAGATTTTAAACCAGAGATTCTTGTCATAAATGGAGACTTTGTAGACTTTTGGGAAATAAGCAAGTTCTCTAAAACGCCAAGGGCTGGTAAGTCACTAGATGCAGAGCTTAGGGAGGCAAGGATAATTCTACAAGAACTGAGAACCCTACTCCCAAAGACTAAGATAGTATACGTCTTTGGTAACCATGAGTTTAGGTTAAGAAGTTACATAATCAATAAAGCCCCAGAGCTATATGGCTTAAGGGGCTTATCTGTAGAAGAGCAATTAGAGTTGAAAGATTTAGATATAGAGGTCGTAGCACCCAGAGATGGGGCAAGTAGGTTCATTGACACGTATTATAAGCTAGGTAAGCTCTACGTGGGCCATTTTAATCAAGTAAATCAGCACGCAGGATATACAGCCAAGAATCTTGTAGAGCGTAAAAATGCCTCCATATTGCAAGCCCATACGCATAGATATGGAGTATCAGCCAAGAGGACCATTGATGGGCAGCAGATAGTGGGAGTGGAGAACTTCTGTATGTGCGACCTCAATCCCAATTATGCCTCTGATGTTAATTGGCAGCAAGGATGGAGCGTAGTATACTTAAAAGAGGATTCTGGTAGATTCCACATATATCCAATTCATGTATTGGGTTATGCGTTTCTCTGGGATAACAAAGAATACTCAATATGAACGGAAAAGGATTTATACCAACACCAATAGAAATTAAAAAAGACCAATTCAGATTGGCCTCATTTGGAGCACCCACCATAGACTGGAGTACGCCATATCACGTCCCAGCTACTCTTGTACAGAAGAACCAAGACGGCTCAAGTTCCTGTACTGGACAGGCGACTTGCTACTATTGTGAGGTCTTAGACCAGATAGAGCAGAATGAGAGTGAAATCTATTCACCACGATACCTATACTCCCAAACTACGCTTGGTTACGGACAGGGAACATACATTTGGAAGCCGATGAAGCTCACGCTCAACGGAATCAAGCTTGAACAAGACGTACCAGGTGGAGCACAGACTGAGGCAATAATGATAGACCCTTCTGATAACCAGAAAGGGAAACTCGTAGATAAAACAGACAAATATGCCCAGATACCCAGAGGCTCAATGGATGAGCTGGCTCAAATCATAAAAGACTATCACGGATTCGTGACAGGATTTAATGGCTCAGACGACATGTTTGACTCTCAGGGTATGGTAATCAAATGGAGCAAGAACGAATGGGGACATGCTGTATATGTCTGTGGCTACGAGATGAGGAATGGTAAAAAGTGCTTAAAGTTCAAAAATAGTTGGGGGTCTGGATGGGGTGATAACGGATACGGCTACTTCCCAGAGGAGTTTGTAAACTCTGGTATGGTGTACGACGCATACGTCTTTGCCACAATACAAGACCTCGACCCTACGAGTATGAATAATAGATTTGTAAAAGTAAATACAGACGTATGGCTCGTTAAAGACGGAAAAAGGTCTCTCGTCTATAACGCCCTTGCGTTTGAGTTAATAAGCGGAGAGTGGGATAAAATTGAGACCATAACACAGGCCATGCTTGATGCCATTCCCGACACTGGGAAGGTGATAGCAGGTCTGTCCCAAGAATGACCGTGTTACAGTCAGCAAGTAAAATAGTATTTGTTCTGATGGCGGTAGCTCTTGTTGGATTAACAGCGTGGGGCAAGGTAGACGCAAAGGACTTTATAACCCTGTGTTCTATGGCTTTCACCTATTACTTCACTAAGAATACGCCCAGAGCATTATAACCTATTAGGAAAATCACAGCGTTTCTACTCTTTCTGTGCCTCGTGCCGACAGCTTTGTCTGCACCAGAGGTGGATGGAGGCCGTATATCAGACCAGTTCGTAGGCCCGTATCCAAAAGAACAGATTGAGTATAGCAGGAGTCAAGATAATTTCTTGGCACCAAAGATTAACCCACCGAGCCTAGACGATGCTCCCAAGTGCAGTTGCGTATTATTCGCACGCTGGTACTTAAATAGAGAAGACATACGGGGCATCGCAGGAGCTATTAAACCCAGCAGTCAAGAACCAAAGATAGGAAGCGTGGTACTGCTCCTCGAAGGCGAATTGGGCCACACTGCAGTAGTGATAGGAATTGAAGGAGATGATTTGTATCTGATAGAAGCAAACTACAGGTCTTGTCAAATCACTACCAGACAGCTTAAAATGGACGATAAGAGGATTAGGGGGTATCTGTAAGCCCCAAAACTGCCCCACAATCAACGCAAATCCCCCAACTGGGGGATTATGTGTTTTTGAGCTATTTATTCAAGGTGGGGCTAAATTGCCACCAAAGGTTTAGTCTCCTGTAAATTGAATGTAGTCCTCAACTGCGCCCGACAGTTCTTACACCTCCAGACCTGATACTTGGTTGTTTTGTTACTATAAAATCCTTCTTTATTAAACCCTGTCTTACCACACTTCGGACAGACGTTTGCGATTCCACTTATGACTTCTGGCGATGTTATCCTCTACTCAACCTCCCTTGTTACCTTAGTATCCTCACTCCCGCAGTGGATACAGACCTCTGGTCCCCGATAGTGCATCTTACAGACCAGACACCACCGCCATTCTTCTTTAGTCTTTACTGGCCACTTTTGGCTTTCTTCAAGGTCTATTTCTATTGTTTTTTCTGGCATGTTTTGCATTTGCAATCTTGTTTATGTTTTCCCTCCCAATAGAAGGTATCGGCTGTCCCTTCTTTCTCTATTAAATCATCTGAGGCATATATGAACGCATATCCTGACCAATTTCTAAGTGCTTGCCAGAATCTTAGTTCGGGCCATTCTTTACAATACTCCACGAAACTATTTAACACCTCACTGTTTCTTGTTCTTTTCGGTTTAGATTTCATCTTCTCTTATTTAAGCAGACAGATTTATCACTTGTTAATTGTCAACTATTCATACCACCTCCGCCAGTCATAGCCGATTGAACTATGTTGGCTCTTAACCACTGGCGGAAGTGCGTGTATTGTTTCGGCTTTCGCCTCCCACCTATCCGACACCCGAGCCTGATAGGCAACTCCGCTTCAATCATACGAAGGAATTGTTAATTATGACCTTGACCATGACCCTGACAAGTAATTCGTACTATTATTCCAAAGTGTAGTAATCATACTATTTATTTATAGCCCTTAACGGAGGCAAGGCGATTATTTGTTTAACTGCTCTCTTGTAAATACTTCAAACCATTCTTTATGCAGACAAGTCCTATAACACTGGCTACACCTACCATCAACTATTATCGGGGCTAAACAGCAGTAGGACTTTAAGTTTTTGAACCAGTGTTGGAGGGTGTTCATAGGTTTTCTATTACTCCTGTCGCTTCCTCAATATCTATGAGGCAACGGCCATTTGTATCTTTGTGGACTATTACATTTAACATTTCAACAATCCTCTCCCTCTCCTTCTTAACTGCTTCTTCTATGTCCTTCTTATAATCGGCCAGTAGTGATTTCTGATACTTAACCATTTCTTCTTCTATGGCGTCCCGGATAAATGCTTTGACCGCCTGAACTGAACCCAACTTCCACGACTCGCCATCTTCAACCTTTCGCACAAACCTGTTATCAAACTCCTTCTCCCACCCCTCAGCTTTATCTGGCTGTTTTTTGTTCATATCATTGTGTCTTAGAAACCTTTCATTATGGCCTCCGTGAACTGCATTGTAAGACAGTAGGCGGAGGCTAAAGCAAAGAACGATATTGCTACGGCTATGGTTAGCTTGTCCATGAGGTCTAGTTTCGTCCGGCGTTCATCTCTGCGACACTCAGGACAGTTCTTTTTATATGGGCCTTGTATCCAGTTAATTTGGTTTAACATAGTTTTTGTCATTGGCGTTAATTAAAATAGTCCTGTAATTCTTTGAGCAATCTTCTCATCTGCTCTAATTTATATCTCGGTATCCTATCCGGGGCCGGGATATTGTTCTTTTTAATCTCTAAGAGAGAATACATATCTCCAGCACTGACCACAAAAAATACTTCTGGTCTTGCAAATGGACTGTCCGGATTACGGAATCCGAGGATAGTCATATCATTTGCTATGCCCTGTTCTTTTTTAAGATCGGCTATCCATTCCGACATACTGTATGTTTTGGCGTTTTTCCACTCTATTGCCACGCCTATTGATGGTATCTGCTGGTCGCCCTTGTTCTTACCTTGTCCGGAGCCAACAACCTCATAAGTATTCGGATCTAAACTCTTGAAAAATTCTACACCCCACTTAACAAGCTCCCTCCCTTTTTGTCTTGTACTTGTCATATAAGTCGCGGAGAATAGCCGAGATGTTTGCGCCATTCATTCTCATTGATTCTCCGGTTTTTAGCTATATTCCATTCTGTCGGCCAATAATATCCCTCTACATTGAACTTAGCCCTGATACGTTTGACACTGTCCTCTCTTGGCAATTCATATAAATCTTTTAGATATATCCCAACATCCTTGCCATTAGATGCCTGCTTGAGATATCTTGGATAATACTTCTTCCATATTTCAATCATCAAGGTTATATCGCTGTTCCTCGATTCCGGTACGGTTTTCAAGATATCTTCTACCTCATACTTCAGATTCTTAATCATATCTATACAATTTTAATTGATATGACCAAAAATAAAAACCGATAAATCCCTTGTGGAATGTTCGGTTTTGATAGTTTGGTTTTCCATAACCTTATTATATGACTATACAATTTTTATGTAAAGTTGATAACTATGATATCCCTTCCGGCATCGGAATACCAGTAAATATCTCAATCTTTTTAATATAAGCGGAGAAATCCGCCTTGTCCATATTAGTTGTGCTTTCCGGGCGCGTGAACTCAACTATCTTTCCGCCCGGCAATCTAACCTTATCCTGAACAGCATCCAACAACTGACGCTTTAAGAACTCGTGCATACTGTCCATACGGTCTTTAGTTACTACACCATCACACTCCTCAACAATCGTCTTGATGTAATTCCAGTAATATGAATTTTGCCGGATAGAACGGATGCTTTTTTTAGGGCCAATAGAAAATTCAACTTCTTTACCATTAAGTGTCCGGATATAATTATTCAGCTTCTCTATCTTGTATGGAACAAACTTATTTGAAGCTACCCGGCCATAAAATTTTAATCTATCGTCCATATCTTTTTTGTTTAGTATTTAAGAATAATGAAACAACAGCCATCGGATGTAGGCAATTCTTTTTTTTGAGCCAATTTAATAAACTCACAGTTTCAAAGTTGGTATGAGAATTCCAATACACCCTTATTGCCATATAGACCTTCCGGATATGCTCTTCAAATTCAAGCGGGTCGGTGGTATCCCATTTTATATATGGCATATACGGATCTACTACCTCGTTAAAATATGTCTTGGCTTTCGTTTCTGGCTTCCTTATGGCTATCTTTTTTAAATACCCCGACCAATAATCATCGGATATCGGTCTGACAGGATGAGATAATTCTTTTTGTGTTATGCCACAACCGTTAAGACACACTCCCCCAACGAAGTTATGACCTAACATTTTGCCTTTGCAATTTTGGTTTTCCATATTGATAATCTTAGGGCGAAGCCGGCACGGAGCTGGCCGTTTCACCGAGACTGGGAATGTCTATAATAAATATCCTTTAGTTTGAGTTACAAATGGGAGGGAATTTTTACTGTGCATAATGAACTGCTCCGCCCTAAAATTATCAAAGATTGCCCTTACCCATAATAAGCCGGGAACAATCAGATACTAGATTAAATAGCTTGCCTATCTCCTACCTCCCGGATGTCCTTTCTTCCCCCAAGAATCTTGTCTTGGGTCATAGGAAGTAAAACATCTAAGATAATTTTGCAAAAATTGATAATCTATTGAGGAGGGTATATCGGTTTGCGACTGCCTGATAGGTGCGCTAATAGGATATATGGTCGAACCCTCCCCCTCAATAGATATCAAAATGTAAATTATCTCATCCGGTATGGTTATCAATAGGGCAACTGCTGAACGTCTATTTATCGGATAAACTTCTTGCGAAGAAACGTGGGCGTTGCGAACCCTATCCTAAAGAAAAAACCCTTTGGACGTTCAGTCATAAGTTTTTTAGACTTATGATAGAACCGCCAAAAGGTTATTTTACCGATTCTATTTTTTTCTGAACGTCCAGAGATTTAATCTCTTGTGTAAATCATACTATAAATGAACATAGCGCACAAGTGGATAACTCAAGCCACCTTAGATTTAGATAGCGCCTTGATTTCCTTGATATCTTCGGCGTTATATATATCCCAGCAATCAAATAGGTTGCAGTAATCCATAAGCTTGCGAGCCATATTCGGGGTAAGTATTCTGTATGAACTATGGCCGAGATTATATGCCTCCTGAACTACCTCCAATACCTGTTCTGGGGCGAACAGCTTTACATCCGCCAGATAGATTGATAGTGGTAATACTTGCGGAAGGAATACTCTTTGTTCAGATGTTGTCATTGTTTTAAGTTTATTTCTTTTATACGGTTTATTATGCCTTCTTGCGCTTGCTCAATGCGTTTTTTCATCTCTATAAGTTGGAGGATGTTTCTTTCAGTTCTGAATGAATATATGTTATATCCACCATCCGTTGAGATATGATCGAGCCACATCTCTTTTGGTACTTTACCGGTATTGAGCCATATCATCAGGGCATAGAAGGTTATCTGTCCGAATGAATCAACTTTTATCTGTGTCCATTTAGTGCGCCCTGTCTTATATTCCCGGAACCTTCCATCCTCATAAGTGTCTATCTTCCCATACAGTTTTATCTTTCCTATCTTTGCGCTTATCTCCTTCTCGCTATACTTGTATCTTGGCAAGAATACCTTGCAGAAGTTTATGAGCGGGTCGTCTGAATCAAGGTTATTCTCCATTACATCCGCAAACTCTTTACCAAACTCCATAGCATCGCTTACAATACCCTTCTCTCCGAACACATAGCGCCTTATGTATTCATCCTGATCTGATTCCCAAAGATTAAGCTGTGTCCAAGAGATATACGGCCGGGGAAGCTTAACTCTTTTTTGTTTGCTTTTGGATTTGCGCATTGATGAGGTCATTCAGAATCTTCTTATCTTTAATACTGATGGCACTGTTTTTGTTGATTCTGGTTTTCCATTCCACAAGTAACTGCGAATCGTGTTCATCTTCAATTAGTTGTTTAGAGCGTTCCACCATTTCAGACATCTCCTTCTTTTTATCTTCCACAACTTGCTTATCTTTCTTAGTGGCTCCGTCAAGCTGATTCCAATATACATCAAGAGCTATACCGAATAGCGTGGCGCATTTCTTCAGGGCATCAGTAGAAGCCGCTTTGTAGGTATCTCCCACCGGCACGCCTTCATTCCTATCTGCTTGTCCGTATTGTTCCTTTGATATCGCGAATCCCTGAACGTGATCTTTTATGGTAAGCGTTCCCTTCACAAAAACCTCCTTGTCGGTTTCCTTCTGATCCGACAATGTAAATTGCCAATTAAGAGGCCCGAACACATTGTTCAATTTAGCCACAACATACCCTCCCTCCACATACCTAAATACTCTATTACCCCTACCCTTACGCTCTTTTATGAACTGTTCCGGGGTCTGGGCGCTTATTACCAACTGCTGTTCTCTGTTCAACGATATGAGTGATAAAGATTTTGTTTTCATATTTAGCGTCCGACAACTGTTTTGGTTATTACTCGCACTCCGGGTACATTCACATTTTCTTTGAGTACATCATTCCTTAACATCACCATATCAAGCATCCAGTATTCTTTTGGTATAACTCCGGTATCAACTATTTCTATATCTCGGACGTGTCTGATATTTGAATGTTCTGCTTCTGGAGCTTTTTCTATGGCTTCAACTTTCCTTACAACGGTTTCAACTCTCTTTATCTTTCCTTCTTCAAACTGCTTCTGCACCTTCGTAGCTTCTTCTCTGGCCTTGCGCTCTTTTTCTGTGTAGTATCTCTCCATCTTTGACTTCACTTCCGTATCGGCTTGGGCTAAAGCATCCTCGGCCGGCTTCCATCTGTTCCTCTCGGCTTCAACTGCTTCCTTCAACGGAGCAAGAACTTTGTCCTTCTCCTGCTTGATGGCCTTCTGAAAAGTAAAGACCTGCTTTCTGAATACTGAAGCTTCCTGATATGTAGCGTCATCATTGACCTGCATATTGGTTGCTACTTCAAGAGCTTTTGTAGCTCTCTTTGGCGCTGTGTCCGCCGTTACTGTCAATTCCTTTGACATTGTGCTTTTCCTCCGGGTATGCTATTATGTAAATGGTTTTCCATAATAACGGCTCCGAAAGGGGCTGTTTATTATTTACTTTTTGTTCCGGGGTGAATCAGTACCACGAACAATCTGCTGAACTCTGGCTCTGGTTATTTTACCAAAGCCATCACGCTCTAACTGTTCAATTATTTCAGAGAGAGAATATACTCCGCTCCTCCATAATTTCCTGATGTGCTGATTGCGCACCGGATACTTTTCTTTCTTTACCATACTGATATTTTACTCCTTTGAATTGTATAGTCAAGAGATACAAAAAATGGCTTATTTCAAGCCATTTTATTGTGCTTATTGTATAGTTATCAACATCAGTCCATATTGTCTTTTAATAACTTATACGCCTTATATTCCTGATCCGATAGTTTATTAAGAATAGCTTTCGCTTCCTGATATCTTCCTTCTTCAAGAAGTTTCTGTATCTCAATATATTTAGGATAGACGATTTTTTTCGCCTCCTGCGTTTTCGCTCTCTTAGCTGATGAGGACAGTGTCTTATATATCTCGTAGTCAGATTCACTTAATCCTTCGAGCAAGCGCCGGGCTTCAAGTTCGTTGCCCTGATTCCTTAACTCCTGTATCTGTTTGAATACTGGCTCAACTTTTCTCCTTGCCTCCGCCCGCTTCTTAACTTGTTCGGCAAGAGCGTCAAAGTATTTCTGTGTATCTATCTGGGATTTGGTCTTAAATTTAATCGGAAACTCTAACGCTTCCAGAGCAGATTGCACCGGGTTCTTTTTATACTGGAAGTCCTTATCCCATAGGGGCTTGAGTACGCGATTATATAGTTCAGTCATATACGGATGATTGGATTGCAATCCTACATACTCCGCAATTTTGCCGATTTTGGTCTTGCCCTCGTCTGTTTCCTTATATATTTGTCTGCCAAAGTAATCCTTATTGGCTATCACCTCGGACACTATCTTCACCGGCATTGAGAATAGCGATCCGAATTTCTGTTCCGCAGTTGAGATATCACCCTTGCCAAGAGCTATGAACCCGGAACCGAGATTGCGTGGTAGGGATAATATAGACGGCAAGAGAGCGACATAGGCCGCATCTCCATTTGGCAAGGGAGCTTTAAGCTCAAACTCCTTTCCCGGCTCATTGTCCCACATATAGTTCCCGGTCAATTTTCTATTCAAGTAATTATATAGGGCATAGGATAGGACGGCTCCGGCGGCAAAACGTCTGTTCAGCTTAAACGCCGGATTACGGAATTCAGTTGTCAGAGACTTAGCCGTATTGAATAGCATATTGATTATGCCTTCCCTGAATTTTGGAGCAAAGAACATTGTTGTAAGAACATCTTGAGATAGTTTAGACCTTGCAAGGTTATCAGATAGACCATAGAAGGCCTTGACCGTATCCCCAGCCAGTTGCTTTGCTTGTCCTTCCGGCAAACCTTTCTTTAGAGCTGATTTGTATGTCCGCTCAAAAGCATCAACATATAGTTGAGGCATAAATGAGGCAAATGTCTTTTCGTTGAAAAGCTTGTCAAAAGATTCCCCGGCAAGTTCTGTCATCTTCTTATTCGCCACCAGATTCTTATATACCTTATCCAAGCTTCCTACCCTATGGCTTACATCAATACCCTCCTCCGCCATCATCTTTAGATACGGAGCTTTTTCGGTGAAGTATTTTATAGTTGATGAATTGAAGTTGGCCCGGACAAATGGAATAACAGCTCTCGGATTAAACGAGGACAGCTCTTTAAGAAACTGCCCGAACACAAAGAAGTTGATTGAAGATTTTGGAACACCAGCCGATAATCTCAATTCTTGGACAAAACGGTTAGTCCAAGCTCCGGTGGAGAATACCTTATCCAAAAACCCTAAGTCCTCCTCTTTTCTAAATATACCGTTTAGGGCATTGGCTACCTCTGGAGTGGCTGAATACTTTTCATTGGCAAAGGGAAGATTAAGCGGCTTGAATGAATCCGGCGCCAACTCTGTCGGGAACACCTTACCTGCCTCAACAAGATTTGTCATAAATTTCTTGTTAGCAATCGTCTTTTCCATCTCACCACGATAGTATGCGATGAGCTGTGCCGGATTGGTGTATTTAGGATTAAGTCCGAATTTGATGGCCGTTTCATAATCCGGGAATGTCCTCTCCTTACTGAATGAAGGATTTATTTTAAGCCGTGCCGCCACATCACCCGGCAAAGTCCCATTACCGCTTATATACGCGTCAATAGCATCGTCTGATACATTGTTCTCGCGCATATATTTTACTATGGCCGCCTTTATTTCTTCGGCGCTCTCTTTATATACCTGCGGCAAATAATTCTGCCAGTAATTCACGGTAAGACCTCTCTTATTCGCTTCACGGAACATAGAATCAAAAGCATCTTTGATTGCCTGATTGTATGGCGTATTCTCCCCGGCCTGATACTTCTTTATAATCTCCCACCCTTCCTTCTCTGGTATCTTATACTTTGCGATTTCTGCATTGGCAAATTCTTTGGCGGACAGAATCTCTTTAGTCCAGTCAGAATATATCTTGCGGGATTTATCGTCCATATACTTCGCTGGAGCTAAGAATTCTTTTAGCTTCTGAAACATACCGGTATTCTTTGCCGGACGGCCCATAGCCACTTCGTCAAGTTTTGCGGTAATGGTTTTGAGATACTGCTGATATTCTTCGGCCCTCTGCGCATTTCTTACGCCGGCATCAAAGATGGCCTCCTCCGGCTTATATATCTCTTGTTTTGGTAATTCAGGAATGGCCCCGGTCTTGCTATTGAACATCTGAATCTCCTTATTTATCCGTTCTATTGTCTTTTCAGAATACTCTTTGATCTTACTGCCTATTTTATATTCCGGGGTTGATTTCAAAAGCTGAAGCTCCGCTTTTAATGCCTTAAATTCCCTTCTCTTGATTGCAAACTGTTCGTATATCTCTCCAAGCTCATTGGCATCTTCTGGATATTGAGGATAGATAGAATGGAACTCTTGGGCTATCTGATCGCCCTCTCTCATCCATATCGTTCGCCCCTTACCAAGTCCGCCTTCCCCGAGTTTTCCTTCACGCTTATTAGCATATTTATCCAAGCGTTTTAATGGATTGTCGGCCAGATACTCTTCAAGTGCCTCCACTTCTCTTTGCAAGTTTGGGATGTCTTTAACGTTCCGTATTGCTCCAAGAGCAAGCACACCAGCTCCGGCCTTTAGGGGATTGAATTGTATTTTACCGTCATCATCTACTTCTACGCCGGCAACGGCTCCAAATGCTTCCTTTTTTCCTACTTTTCTAAGAGCTTCTAATCTTGATGCCTCACTACCCTTTTTGTATTTAACGATAGATATTCCATGATTTTTAAGGTTGTCTATGGTTTCTAATGATGTTCCTTCTGGGACTACCGCATACTTGAATCTGCTTATTCCTATCGGTTTTCTGAATTTAGTTTCAAAATACTCCGTAGGCATCTCAATTATCTCCTTTTTTAATTTTAGAAGGTCGTTAATAACATCTTCTGTTATACCTTTGGGTAGATATTGTCTTTCGCCGGTAACAAGAAACTCACTCACCCCTGCCGCCACTTGGTCGTTATGTATAAATCTGTTTGAATTTTCAGAAGCCGGATTGAATTCCAAGACCTTATCTATCACACCTTCATACCTTTTCCACATATCATCCTTAACTTTCTCGAATTCATCGCTCGGTAAAACATAATTTTTGAGAGAACTTTTAATCTTTTTCTCTCCGCTAATTGTCGGAACCAGTTTAGCCCTCAACGACGGTAAGCCATAATCAAAACCCTCTCCCGCCCTTACGCCTCTACTGTTCATTATCTTTGAAGCATTTTCAAGAGTATTCGGCTTATATACCGGTCGGCCCATGTAGGTATTGTGGGAGTATATCTTCTCCTCTACGTTAAATTTACCCAATATGTCTTGGATATAGTTATCAAACTTAGCTTGAAGCTTATTTTTCTGTATGATATCCCGGAACTTGCTAAGCGTTCTATATTCGGCTATCGTTCCATCCGCCTCTTTGACAATAGGGTATTTTATTCCATTCTTATCAAAGAAATCAGCCATAGCCAAAGACGAATTATCTAAGCTGCTCTGGACTACCCTGTCAAGGTCAAGATTCGTGGCCCTTGCACCAACAATCGGTTCGTACTTTTTATAGTATTCTATCAACCTATCCTTATCCTCTCGCTTCATTATCTGCACCGTTGAGGGATATCTCGGAGTATATACATCGGATCTGAATGTTCTTCCCTCGGATAAAATATCTTTCGGAGCAACGAGTGTTATATCTCCATATCCTGTAACGTGTGCCTTGTTCAAATCGGCGACAGCCATTGACGGATTCGCCAGCCCGCCTTTCTTTATAGCGAAATTTAGCTTACTTTCCGTAAGGTTATGCGTTACGATAGCGGACTTATCTAATGGTTTCAGCTTTGGATTAACAATCTGCTTCTTCAAGACCGTTAGATAATTCCTTACACCTTCGGGATTATTTATCTTTGATATATCTCCCGATGCCTTACCTAACAGCTCACCCGATACACCGGCTTTTTTAAGCAGTTTAGAAATTACTCCGGGGTCGGTTTCTTTTACCAACAGATTCACAAGATTCTTACCACCCCCGGCTTCAAAATTGAAATACTGCTCCAAAGCAGTTGCACCGACAGCCAAAGGTAAAGCTGACTTGCCTACATACGGCCTAAATAGTTGTTCTCTTTCTGCGACACTTGTCACCGTACTCTTGATAGGTTCTTCACCGAATATGGACTTACCAATTTTAGATTGTCCGAATTCTGTCTTGGTAATATCCTGCCGACCCTGTTCATCAATAAAAGCTTTAAGGGCTTTTACCGGGGATAATGTCCTTCCGAAAGTTTCAGCTCCCGACCCTATACCAGTGGCAAGCTCTGATATGGCCGTCCCGGGGCCTGCACCGGCCTGTATTGTCCAACGAGCTACATCCTTCACTAAAGGGCTAAAAGTCCTCGCCTCGGCCAATCTTGAAGCATCCGGAAGACCATAGGGCTTGGCTTCCTTATACACCTGCCTTGTTTTGGCTATATCCACCCCAGTTACATATCGGACAATGTTATTTATCTTATCACCCAATATAGGCAAGCGGTTCACGCCTTTATCACTTAGGATAGATGATGCGGATGCTTGAGATGTCTTGGCGGGTTCAAATGAAACAGATAAATTTTTTGTAGGAGCTACATACTTTTCTCTATCGGCGTTAAATCCTTCTATCTGTGCGATAGTTTCGGCAATCTTTGATAACCTATCCTCCGGTGTATTGAGAGAAAAAGGAGTTATAAATTCAGATATCTTCGCTTTTGGAGATATGCCGGATATATCCTGTATCATTCGGACATATTGTGCCGTATTGTTGTTGTCCGATGCTGGAGCATAGACATTTACGAAATCTTTTATGTTCCACTCCGGATTATTCTTTACTTTGCTTAGAATATCGTTTCGTAATGCCTTCATACCAGAATCAGTGCTATCAAATTTAGCCCAATACAAAGGACTGCCGTTGTTATATCCCTTTAGCTCCCCCCTTGTGGCACCTTCTTGGCCCATAAAAATTAGGTTGCCGGGATTATTATGACGCTGTGAGATATTGCCGGTAGGTTTTACGGATGCCAAAGACGGCTTTTTTGCTATGTCCTGTTGAGCAGGCGTTGGCTTGCTGAAGATGTTTTGTAGAGTTGTTAAGATTGACATAGTTAAAATTCACGGCCACCCTGTTGTATCTCAATACGCGCTTCGTCCCACAGTTTTTGAATCTCCGCCGGATCGGTAGCTATGTTAAGTTCTTTCATACCATCTACAAACCATTTCGGAGGAGTGGCTTTTCCGGCATCAGCAAGTATATCAGCTTGGCTCATACCGATAGTAGTAGTCGGAAGCCCTGATTCCGAAGCTATGTTAGCCGTTATCTTGGCGGTTCTTGATATGGAATTTTCATAGTTATCCGGCACTCTGCTATATATATCTCTGGAAACATCGGTTCCGGGGAATTCTGATTGCAGTATCTTAATGGCCTGTTCGCGCGCACCTTCTCGGCCATAGCGTCCGGAATATACATTATTCACTTCTTCTTTTAATCTTGAAGCATAAGTTCCGGTCGGACTTGTCGTTGTGGTAGAAGCAGGTTTAAGTCCGGTATATGTCTTGCCACCTACGGTAAATGTACTTCCTTTAGGAGTGTCATTTCTGATCTGCTGGATTCTTATTTCATAATCTCTCTTATCTGCTTCAGTTCTGTTCGATTCCTGAAGCTGACGATATGCTTCATCGGCTTGGCGTTTTACTTCATCTATGGCAAGACCGGCATATTTAAGATATCTGTCCTCGGCTCTTGATTGTGAATCCACCAAGTCATTGTATGCTGATTGAGCTTTGTTCACATTATTTGTAAGGGTTTCAAGCATCGCCTGATTGTCTTGAGCCACCCGGCGCTTTTCTCCCAATATCTCTGAAGATATGAGGAAAGGGTTATTTTCTATGCTTACCAAGTCCTTCTTCAATTTACTATTGAATTCATCCAGCGCCGCTTGCGCCTTTTCCATCTGGCTCTTTGCCTCCGATACGGCAGTTCCATCGGATATAGATGGCATAGATATACCAAGACCCTTTAAGACGCTATCTACGGTTATATTGCTTCCGGCAACACCGGCATTATCAGTCGGAGCTGATGTCTGGCTTCTCGGTATTCTCGGCAAAAATACAGTATTTAGTCCTAATTGACTGCTTTGCTCCGGGGTTAGCGCCTGTCCTGTTTGAGTATCATATTGTGTAGTTCCGTCAGAATCTATGGCGTATCTGCCTGATTTTGAGAGTTCCACATTCTCATAGGGCTTTTGTGCGGTAGAAACGATAGGTGCCGGAGCTTGGATAGGTTGCGGTTTTATCTGCGGAGCTGGAGTTGGTAATGGAACAGGACTTGCATCAGGAACGGCCAAAGAAGCTCCTGAATATATAAGGTTCGGATTTGATATTGACGGATTTAATCTAAGAAGCTCCGATACTCCTGTGCCATACTGTTTTGCTATCCCGGAAAGTGTGTCCCCTGATTTTATTGTATATTGTGCCATAGTTTTTGATGTTAAAAGTTTTGGTCAAAGTCAGGGAACAGTCCGGCATCGTTAGGGTTTGATGATTTCTTTACTTCCGGTTCTTCAATGATTCTATGATTTTGGAATAATGCCTTATCTCCTATTTCAAAATACTCTCCGGAACAAGTCGGTTCCTGATATCGTTTGGTCAATTCAAGCGAGGTTGCCGAATCAACACGATTGATTACATACCACTTTCCGTTCTTACCTATGCGGATTAAACACCCTTCAAGAGTTGAATCCCAATCGGTTCCGGAGCCGGTTAAAACGGCCGAGTATTGAGTAGCTGATAATGTTCCTACAAGTCCTCTGATAGTTCTGCTCATAAAATTATTATATTATATTTTTTATACTTTGTCATCCCCACGGGAGCAGGTTCGGCATATTAGATGGTATCTTTTTGAGAGATAATCCTATCTGCAACGTATATGCCGCACTTCCGGTTTTATCTATGGCCCAAGTCATAGTCGTTGATGATGCCCCATCTTTATCTGATGACACAAAACGATAATTCCCATTCCATTCCACACTACCCCTCTCTGTTTGCCCAGCTCCGGCAGTAACGCTATTGTGAGTTCCTTCGTCAGTTGCCATCATAAAATCTATGACCTGTGATGTAGAATCAGATGACACAGATACATCCGGATCGTTTGTTATGCCAGAATCGTTTACGGAATTTACGGCATCTATCACTCCCCTGTATGTCTTGATAATTGTCAGTATGGCCACACCACCACTACCGTTTACTGAAATATATACCGAGTTGGTTCCTGATGCAGGACTGCGGTATTTATAAACGTGTAGATAATATGAAGTTCCCACATTGACTGAATTAACAAATTCTGCATCATCTCCATCAACTGTTACAGTCAAAACATCGAGATTGCTTGAGATGCCGATGAGCATAAAGGAAGCGTTATCAGATGTATGGCTAACCGTGTCAGTTGAGGAACCGAAGGTGAATTTAGTTGTGGTATTATCGTACTCTATCATTATGTAAAGTCGGGAACATATCCTATGAAGTCCCATTTATCATCGTCTTTGTGGTATGCGAATATAAGAACGTCAAAATGGTTGGCAGTAGTCGTTATAGTAGGAGAAGGAAGTCCAGTTGAGAATCTATATTTTGTATCATAAGCCAAAGTTCTTCCGCCTGTTCCGTCCTGTTTTACGATGAATTCAATGCGCTGTCTATCGCCTTGAGGATTGGTAGGATTGCCAAGAGTTCTATTACCTCCGAGAGTAATTTTGAATGTATCGCCCCGGAAAACATTTACAGCTATTGTAGCTTCATCGGTAAGGGTTTTCACATAAGGCAATCTTCTTGATTCTACATATCCCACATCCGAATTATCAGATAAGTTCGGAGTGTCGCTTTTAGATTTTAACTCCGGAGTATATGAAAGCCCCTCCATTAGAGCTTCGTATTTCTCGTCCGAAGATTTAATAATTTCATCAGCCATTTTTGCGTGTTGCGGTTACTGATACTGTTATATTTCGCAGTTCTATACCAGTTGTTCCTGTTTGACCGGTAAATGTAATGACGAATATCGGCTGGAATAACACGGCATCGTGAGATATATTTACATCTTTATATGCCAGATCGGCACTCTTTTCGGTTATAGCTTCAATAAATATGTATGGCAACCATTCTATGTAAGAATCAGTTGTAGGATTAGTGTCCCAATTTCTATCAACCGTGAATATGGTATAAGAACCGTCTATTGATGTCGAGATGATGCGCCTTACCTGTCCAGCACCGGTACCGCCAGTTACTCTTACATAATCACCCACCCTCACCCCGGCCATATTTTCACTTGATGTCGCACACTTGAAAGTATTTGCTGTTATGGCGACAAGCGAAGGCGTGCTAATGACGGTATTCTCTCTTGTAAAATCTCTCCTCCATACTTCTATTCTTGGACTTAAAGATGCCAGCGTAAGCAGGTTATGATTAAAAGATAGTTGGCTCCAGTGTTTTTTATCTTTACTATCCCATCCCAAAATAGGCCCTACAAGTTCGTTTCTTATTGTCAAAGATGAATTCTGTTTATTCAAAACCTGAATATAATATGAAGTAGTTGAATAATCTACCGTCGTAAAAGATGCCCTGAGTTCTCTATCCTCCCGGACGTGAACGGAATTTACTATGACATTACGCAATTCTCCGGTGCTTGGTGTCATCCAGAAAAATAAAGCTCCATTTGCAGGATTATAAGCCCATAGTCCAGGATAATATCCATATCCAAAATTGACTATATCTCGCGTACCACTCACGCCCAACAATATCAATCCAAGATAGGAACCTTTGAATTTGGCTGTCGGAGCATCTGCGCGCAAAATGACATTCTGAAGTACAGATGAAAAATCAGATACAGGACTTGGCCCGGTGTCTGTAAGCGGAGCTACGGTTATTTTATTGCCATAGCACGCATAGATTATTCCCTTATCTGAATAAATATCGTAGAGATACGGAACAGGTATAAAATCAATCGGAGCAGGATCCTCCAAATCCCAAACATAAACACCATCCATATTTCTGTCCGGAGTGTATTGTACGGCTATATACGCCTTTCTTATCCCACCCGACTTAGTACCTACGACATTTATTGCTACTGAACCGGGCTTGAAATCAAGGAGGTTGGTACTGAATGTATCTGATGTACTACTGAACTTCCATCCTCCAAGATTTTGTCCGAATGTAAACAGAACCCAATCTCGTATTACTGCCATTCTTACTGTCTTTGAAGCTCCACCGGTGAGAGTTTTCCAAGAATCGCTGAAATCTCCATCGGCATACGGAGTGGGGCAAGTACCTATGAAAGCATCAGAGCCTTCGTTGGCTACATAATATAGATTTGTAGCCGTGGGACTGGTATATAGCGGAGCCATTATAGCGTCCTGATGGCCGTCATTCTTTGCGTTAGTATGTAAAAGCGACCACCCCCCGGCGAATGAAGTTGATTTATATATCTCACCTCCAACGGCATTGAAAGCATATCCATTACCTCCCAGCTCTACGAATTTTGCTATACCCTTCAGAGAAGTAAGCACACCGGAATTGGCCTCACTCTGAAATTCATATTTGGATATCAATTTACCGTTTTCAAGAAACGGATTTAATCCGACAGAAGAAAAGAATGTATCCTTGAATGGCACATTTGATTTACCCCTTGTGAATTTTTGAAGCTGTATATCCATTATTTCAATTCCTGTTCTATTTCTTCTATCCGGGCAAGCTGTTCATCCACACCGTCCATCTCCGCCTGTAATACCTGCTTCTGTTTTAGCAATCTTGCTTTTAGTTGCGGAAAATCTGAAGTGTCAATCTTGCGCACTTCCTTTACACTCACCTCTTCCTCAACTATCGTATCCGACACTTTTGTGAATTTCTTAGCCATATATATTCGTTAGGATTATTCCTTCGGCATATTATCCGACACATATCTCCTCAATGCTTCCAATCCACCGGATGTTATAACGAAGCTCAATGCCATATACAAAATCTGGTATTCGCCAAAATCTTGTGCCGTTAGGCCGGTCAGGAATTTGATTACTGTATCCAATAGCGCCGACACCGCGGCTCCGGACACCACAATCACGAGATGACGACCCCATTTGAGAAGATCAGTTTTATTGAATACTCCGGAAGGACTGTCTGATGCAGGCAACGAACCGAACAAAAATGTTTTTGTGTTCATTTTATTTAGACCAACGATTATAATACTGGTTTAATACAGCTCGGGTCCATTTGAATTGCGACCTATGGCATTTGACACATAGGGTTCTGCCATTATTCAAATCCCAAAGTTTATATGGTAATAATCTCATATCATTTTGACCAAATATTGTAGTATTGATTCAAAATAGCACGCGTTTTTGGGCCTACGACCTTACCCCTAAGAGCGAATAACTCCGCCAACGTGCTTGGCGTTCTAAATATATTCCCAAGCTGGAAGTTAAATACTACCTTGGCCAATCTGTCGTCATAGACATCATTCCCAACGATATCGCTCATATCTGCCCAAGCGAGCTTCCAAAGAGCGTGTTTAAGTTTCGCAACCTCCGCCCCGCTCTGCCCATATCGGAGGTCTTGGTTAAAAGTTGTTAATCCTATCGGCTCAACTCTCTTAATTGGATAAAGCACCGCTTTATACGCTACGGCAATTACATAATCCGGAGCTAAGACTTTATTAAACGGCTGATAGTGGTCAAAGATTATATACCCATCACCGGCTATTTCATCAAGGAGAACACCATGGTTCGGTTCCATTTTGCAGGATGCCACTTGTCCATCGTGCCAATCGGGACAAGTCCCCACCCCTATATGTATCGGAGCGTTTTGTAATTGCTCCTGCAATATTTTCTTGGATATCGGATATATATTCTCATACTGCCAATTAAAGTATTTAAGCGATTCAAGCCCTACGACCTTTACTTCTTCCCTGACATTAGAATAGAATGTTTCCCAGGTAAAATCCTCACTAGCCGGCCACATCGTCTCAGGAACCACTCCATGATTACGGATTGAATCGTGAACACGTCCGAATGTATTTCCTCTTGCAGTGGTCCCGGACATTTTAGCGGTGAATCTATCCGATAATTCAAACTTGCCGTCCACTATGTAGCCGTGCTTATTCCAGAACTTGAGAGCGTCTTCCGGCCATAGATTATTTACAAGCATCCAGTTAGCCTGCTCTTCCCAATCATTAAGACCCGACATAGTTACACAATCCATGGCATCAAAAAACCTATATGACTGCCTCTCGTCCCTTGAACGAAACTGCTTCCAGTTACCTGTTATATTGCGCTTTTCAAATACGATAGGAGAAGCCCCCAAGACATAATCTTCTGGTTTTAGGGGTTCTATTATTATCCCATGGTTCTTCTTTAAGTCCATATTATTGTTTTAATAAAGTTAGTATCTTTTGTATGGCTAAATCCTGCTGTTTATCGCTGGCGATCAATTTATCTATATTCGCCTGAACATGGACTAAATGATTACTTTTTATCTCCAAAACATCCCCAGCCACGGAATCTATTTTATCATTAAGGCGGTCTATGCTACCCAGAATCTGCATATAGCCAGCTACCACACTTGCAGTCACGCCTATTATAGCCGCAGTTCTGACTACTATTTTTACTATACTGCCGTCCACTTGTTCGGAGATGCTCGTCATATTACTATTATACCATTTTTAGCTGATATTGGCTATTTAATTATTACTCATTCATCCAGATTATACTCGCCCCAGTTTTTACCTGAGACACTGGAGCTGTGCCATCCACCCACTCCACAAGACAATAGACACCTTTTATCCAGGTATCAGGTGAACCATCTGTCGTGCCTGCTCCGCACTGCATACTGTCTATTGAGTTGGTGCCTGTCGGTGTCCAAGCTGTAAGAGTAGTCGGGTCACGATACATTGTTTTTCTGTTTGTGAACGATGTCGTGCTATTATTATTCGTTCTAACCACTAGGTTACCGGCATCTACCGAAGCCGAAACAGATGCCGTTCCACCATTTGAGTTCACTCTTATCGTATAATTTGTAGTACCAGAAGTATCCTCCCTCACTCTCAATAGTGGTTCAACAAGGGTGATAGTGTCATAGCTGTCTATGCCAAGAGTTGAGCTATCAGTCATATTGAAAAGTCCATTTGTCGGATTAACATCAAGTTCGCATTGTTCCACACCTGGCGAAGAACCTGCATCTGTGGGCGGGATTTCGTCAAGGTCATCATAGGTTCCGGAGGTACAAGCTGAAGCACCTGCACCAGTAGGAACGGCAACGGCTACCTTGCCCTCGCCCGGATAACTCGTCTGGGAACTTTGGCCAGGATTTGCACTATCATTTATAGCGATGTCATCATAATACACGGTTGTCCCGCTTATCGTACCAGCCGTTCCATTATATACACCTACGCCAAAAGTATTTACGGTCTTCGTAGTAAACGTTAAAGCGCTTGAAGTTGAAACGCTTGAGCCGTCTTTGCGAATCGTCAGAACTTCAGAGCCGTCTGCAGGAGAAGTATCATAAAATATCTCAAGCATAGTCCATGTGTCAGGACTAATAGTAAATGTACTGGTTGAACCACCGAAACTATTGTACCATGGGGTACAGGTATATGTTCCTCCCACATTAGAGCATTGTAGATTCACAACGTTAGTCGCTGTACTATATAGCTCAAATGTAGTTACTACACTAGCGGAATCATCTTGGCTGTCTATGTAAACATACGTCCGAGCATAGATAGTTGCACCAGCCGTAAAAGTACCCCTCTCGTATTCAAAGACAGTAGTGGCGATACTTCCGCTTATCTCAAGAGATTTAGCCCCTGAGTGTACGGTTGTGGTATTTATGGTCGGGGTATTATTTAATGATGCAAACTCAACTCCAGCAGAAGTTGATGCAAGTTCAATACCGGAAGTAAATAACCTAGCCGCTGAAGCTGTACCGGATTGCAAGAAAAATAGAATAGGAATTATGAGAAGGTATTTCTTCATTTGATTATGGTCTTAACATAAGCCCTTGCTTCACCATTTTGAGATAGCCAAGAAGCTACCGCAGTATCGGGGTCAATTCCACGAGGGACAATCAACATCTTACAAGTTCCATCTAAAGACCTTTTAAGAGCAAGCGAAGTATCCTCAGATATAACACAGAAGTTGGTCTTGCCAGAGAATTTGTCCTTTTCAGAGTGTATGCGTATGTATTCTGCCTCTGACCACTTTATGTCATCAATAACCAATACGCCGACCTGTTCACCCGCACCAAGTCTTTGCGCACCGAATACGATAGCTCCTGCTACGCCTATTATTGCTACACCATTACGAATTTTACTCCGAATAATAACCATATATCGTGAATATTAAATAATCGGGTTCACCTGTTACAGTTCCGAATTCAAGTGAGCTTGATGCTTTGGTGTATGAGGTGTATCGGGCATTAGTATCAATACTTGTATCTTCCTGTCCATCTATGTCGCAGGTGACTGTTTCCGTATCATTATTACCATTCATATTTGAAACATTTATTATAACGCTTGTACCCGAATCAACGGCACAAGATACACCGGTAATTATATATTTCCAGCCAGAGGGCTTTGGAGGTAACGGTAATCGTCCACCACTTATGAAATCAAGCGAGCCCGAGGGAACGGTAGCAGACCATAGTATAGGTTTCATTGGGATAGCGGCGGCTGCACCACCGGATTGAGTAGCTATTTTGAAGAATTCAAGAGTTGAATCATAGGCAATATCCCCGATAGCTGAGAATGTTGGAGAACCACCATCGGGGATATTTAATCTGGTATTAAAGAATCCCATTGATGCCGATGCATAAGTCTTGGCTTCAAAGCCGAGTGATAATGTAGCACCGGAAGCCGTCCAGTTAAGTGTCGGGTCGCCAGCGGACAGATTAAACGTCCAGAGATTAGAAGCGTTACCGCCAGCGCCCCAAGTTTGAGCTTCAAGTTCAGTAGTATTCACCGAGAAGTCATTCGTGGATATCGTGATACCCGTGCCTCCAGTAGCATTTGTATCGTCTGATATATCAAGTTTATTCAGGGTTATAACCTGTCCCAATATAGTCAGATAATTCGGAGTTCCTGAGAGCGTTACATCTCCACTATTAGTACCCGATAAGTTAGTTATCGTAATGGAATCTGGGATGTCGTTATCATCAAGCGTTTGGCAAGAGAATAGTCCAGTATTAGACCAAAGGAGTTGTGAGCCATTGGAATCACAATCAGTAAGTGAAGCTCCAAAGTATTTAGAAGCAGAAGCATACCCAATAGCTTCAAAGTTCGTGGACGAAGTAGCCCCTAAAGTAAATGTCTGAAGTAAGTCCCAAGTATTAGCCATCGCACGAGAGGCGGGACCGTTAGTATAATCAAGTTGTATGAACGCATCTACTGTACCCGAAGCTGTTACATTGAACGCTCCGGCATCAAAGGAGATAGAAGCGACGGGGTTTACTTTATTAGTGAAGCCCTCTTTTATCTGTAGGGCAGAACCTCCACCACCGCCCGCACCCTCTGCATCAGTACCACAGGAGAACACACCATTAGCCCAATTCAGGGTATCGCCAGCATCAGAACATTCGTTACTCGGAATAGAAGAGAACGCTGCACCGTAGTATTGAGAGGCGGAAGCTCTCCCCCGCACTTCAAAAGGCATAGAGAGCGTTGCGCCATCCGGATATATTATCAATTCAGTTCGCGTGGAATCTCCAAATCCAAACCTAAGAGATCCACTTGAGGTGGGAGATGGCCTTGTGAATGTTTCTATCTTTGGGCCATAAAATATAGTACCAGTAAAACTATTTTCATATCTTCCGGAATCTAGTATAAACCCGCCAGCTATACCCTCATAAGCGGAGCCACCTAAAATCTCTATATCTCCACCGGTATATACTTCGCATCCATCAAAACATCCTATATATGTAGCACCGCCAAATATACCGACATCGCCCCCATAAGATAAACTGCCCGAACCACTGGTGCCAAACATCTCAAGGCCGCCGCCACTCCAATCACCATTCACCGGATAATCTCCGTCAGTATCCAACACTGTCCCAGCACTTATACCTAGCCATTCTGAACTCACTCCTGACGGCGTATTATCTATCACATTTTGACCAGATATACTTATCGCATACACATCACTTAGGGTCGTATCTCCGGTAATTTTCACATTATTAGAGAATGAAGCACCAACCGAAAATTCAGCGTGTTGGTCTATGTAAATAGTATCTGTACCATCACCATTGTCTGCTATCTCTATCGCATTTTGGTTGCCCCCAATCAATAATCTATCGTTGGTATAATCTATCCATCCACCAGCACCGTGATTAAAATAAATACCATTCTCATTCTCAAATACAACATCTGAATTAACGAGGTCTAATTGACCACTATTGAGTAACAGCTCGGTGGAGCCCCAATCCCAGGTGTATCCCCCGGAAGATACGGAAATATTTGTATCAAGCACGAGGGGATTCTGAAATTCATCAAAATTCAGAGAATTAGAAGATACACTGCCGCCAACTCCCGTGTCATCATCGCCACAGAAGAATCTCTTATTCGTGCTGTCCCAACCTAGGGCTTGCCCATCTCCATCGCAATCATCCATCGCTATTCCAGTCGCAGAATCAACAAGATTGAATCGTGATATTGAAGCAATATTCTTTACTTCAAAGTTCCCTACCGATACCGAAGCCCCACCCTGAAAATCAATCAGACCGGTAGCTATATCTCCACCCAAGAGCAGATAAATATCATCTACATTTAGGGTGTTCGTGCTCCAATCAATGCCAGTCCCGGCAGTTATTACACTAGATGGATTATCTTTGAAACCCTCCCAAGCAGAAACTGATGCAGTAGGCGGAATCGTCAGCCCGGAGGCCAATCCGACAGTGTAAGTAGAATTTGCTCCACCATCAGTCAATGTAAAATTAGCAGTATCCACGGCTAATGAACGCTCGTAAGCAAGTGAGGCCGTATTTCCAAGAGTGAGGAATGGGATGTTTGAATTAGTTGTATCTGTATTGGTATCTATGTCAGTACCACAGGAGAAGACTCCATTAGACCAGAGGAGTTTGTTTGTACCCACACATGAGGAAAGGCCTGCACCATATAGCTTGGATGCAGATGCATAATTAGAAGCTTCAAAGATTCCTGATACGGATGCATTGGTTAGTGAAGCCAGTCCGGAAGCACTTAATGTAGAGAGAGTGGTATTGCCTGTTACTCCGAGGGTAGAACCGAGAGTTGTTGCTCCTGATATGGATGCGGTACCTCCTACCTCTAAGGCTGCGGTGGTTGCGGCTCCTGCGTTGATACCTAATCTGTTTGTACCTGTCAGCTCAAGGTTGGATGAGAAGGATGCTCCTGCATTGAAGGTATTCAAAGCAGTCCATGTGTTCTGTGTAGCTCTGGAGGCAGGACCATTTGTCCAATCAAGCTTCACGGTTGCCTCCCCGGTAGTATCGGTTACCGTGAAATGTCCAGCGTCAAAAGATATAGATGAGAAGCTACCCAAATCTGTATAACTATTTTGAATCTCTATTAAGGCGCCCCCGCCACCGCCACCTGTTGCGTCAGTATCACAGGAAAACTGTCCAGCATCCCAAAGAAGTTTATTCCCTCCAGTGCAAGATGTAAGCCCAGCACCGTAGAAATTACCAACCACCTCAAAATTCTCTGATACGGACGCACTCCCAAATATGTCTACTATACCATTTCTACTCGTGCCAACCCCCGGAAGCAAATTTATATTCCCGCCCGCGCCATCACCAGTAGCTTCGCCGCCATAGATGTTTATTACTCCACCATCACCGCTAGTCAATCCACCAGCACCAGCAGATAAGCTGAATCCTCCGCCTTGTCCGGTGCCAGCACCAGCAGAACCGGCATACATATCATAACCGCCACCTTCTCCGTCACCATCGCCATCACCAGCGAAAAGAACTATACTGCCACCACCAAGACCACTGCCGACAGATTCTCCTGCGGTTATATTTATATCTCCAACTATTCCAGTGGCATACCCTATATTCATAGAGGGACTATTTGATAATAGACTAGAAGTAAAAACGGTAGAGGCAGAAGCATATCCGATGGCTTCAAAATCTAAAGAAACAGAAGCCCATCCTTTATTCCAAACCAAACCATTACCTAATGATTGCATAATTACATTCCCAGCCAAACCGGATGAAGATTGACCGCCATCAATAGTCACAGTACCACCAACGCCAGAACTGTTCCAATTACCATTTATGGTTATATTTCCGCCAATAGTCGCGGCACTACCGTGTCCAATGCCGATATTACCTCCGTCATTTTGGGAAATGTTCAAATCCATACCGGCAGTCATCCCGCGAATTCCATTAGAGCCATCAATGTCAATATACTGTCCGCCGGTATTACCAAAAGTCGCCCCCGGTACAAAATTCCATTCACCAGATATTGTTTGCGCGATAGCTCTTGAAGCTGGCCCATTAGCATAGTCCAACTGTACAAAAGCATATCCAGTTGGATTCGTTATATTAAAAGCCCCCGCATCAAAAGATACAGAGGAAACAAGGATACCAGAGTTAGGATTACCGGCACCGATCTCTATCTGAGTGCCACCACCACCGCCTGAACCCATGTCATCATCAGAACAAATCACCTGTCCGGAACCGTTTATGGTCAAAGCTCCACCATTTGTGTTGCCAGTACAGTCATAGGAGGGCAACCGACTAATTATATTAGTCCCAGAGATGGTAAAAGCCGGAAGAGTTTTGAGCGAATCCCCAAGTTCAATATCGGCAGATCCTTTTAGATACCCCACGATGCTATCAAAAAATCCCCCAAATACGATTGCTGGAATAAGGAATATAAAAAATGGTATCAATATTTTCTTCATTCAGGTTTTTTCATTATAAATGTTACTCCATCAAGCTTCTGACTGACTGCATTAAGAGCCGACATAAAATCTTCTATGCCCGGTATTACTGCGTCCATCATCTTCTGGAATATACGTATCTCCTGCGATAACTGCTTGAGTAGTTTTGTTCTGACAGTAGCATCTTTTGACATATCTTTTACATTCCTGTCAATGACGGTTAAATCGATCTTCTTTATACTCTTGGACATATCCTGCAAACTTGCTACAAATCCACTGTTTGACTTGCCCTGCAATGACTTGAGAAAATCAGTATCATTCTTCAACCTGTCTATGGCATTTGATATCGCTGTCAAATCAACGACCGGTATTTTTGCTACCTTTTCTTCAAGCTCTTTCTTAATCTCCTCCAAGTCCTTTTTCTGTATCTTCTTATAAACATCTTCGATGATGTTGGCAATCGTAGAGTAATCTATCACCGGGCCGGGGCCGGGATGTATGGCGGCGACTTGCTGAATATACTCCGTTACCTGATATATTGCGTGGCTATCCGCATATTGAGTGCCTTGAGTAGTGTGGCCTGAATCGGAATATACCTGTATGAATTCGCTTATATAGTATCCCAATCCTGACCTGTCCTGTGGAATTGTATATGAACCTCTGAAACGTCTGCCATCCGTAGATGACAAATCAACGGTTGCGATTAAATCATCTGTTTCCAGATTGCGAACCGTTGCTTGAGGATAGACCGTGCTTGAATCTGCCGGATCATCTTTAGCCCATTCAATATATCTTGTTGTACCGGGACGTATAATCATTTTATAATCCTTGCTGACAAGTTATTCTAACACTTGAACTTGCTGTTGAACCGCCTGTTTCCCTACCTAATCTGTTCACGGCGGTAATAACTCCGAAATATGGAACGCTATCGTCAATAGTGAACGATTGTGATGCCCTCAAATAGAACCCACCTCCGACAGAGGCGGTACTCCCGAACATAACCCAAGCTCCATCACCGGAACCGCCTTCTCTATTCTGGCATAGGACAAACTTCCTGTTTAGGTTTTCAGCCAATAACTGCGTTGATACACTTGCAACCTTAACAAGAGTTGCTGTCGAGCTACCAGTCCAGACAGTATCTACCGAAGCTCCAAACGGTTTTTCCCTAAGAAACTGCGCCGCCACGACCGCTACCACGACTGTTAAGAACGATACTACAAGTTTATTTTTACCCATTGTTTTGTTTTTGTTTATACATATTCCTATTTCTGAAGCCGAGAAGAACGGCTTCAGAGTAGAAACAGAAGGTTTATGCCTTCCAGAATCCGTGTGCCAGTACCTTTCTGCGCTCGTCAATAATCTTCGCACCGAATACCCAAAGGGCTTTGTAGGCCTCTTCGAATTCTCCGGTAACATTCTCTACGCCCTCTTTCTTGAGGCCCATCGCGAATGTTATGGCGGATTTGTGTCCGGCCAAAACGTGAGAACCATTGACTGAATCGCCAGCAACCTGTTCGGAGGTAAAGACGCTGAACTTTGCAATCTTACCGATATTTCCATTGAGGACTACATCAGAGTAGGCCACTGGAACTGCCGGGATAAGTTGCGACGTTTGAAGCGCTATATTCTCCAACCAGGATGGGATTACAAGCCACCTGTCGCTCTTGGGAGCTTTTCTCTGATCCAAGAACAACTTGAGTGCCAACACGCGCGCATAAAAGTTACTTGCGGTAACCTGAATTGCTGTGTTCGCCTGTATCTCATAAGTAGCACCTGCTCCGATTGCACCTCCGGTATAAGCGGATGTGTCATCGTCCTTATCATCTTCAATGACTATTGCGGTCGTTGAAGAGAAGGTTTTGACCCTATACCAAGAAGTGTGGCCAAGCGCCTTGAAGGGCTTACCCACCATTCCTGATGTAAAAGTCGTGCCTGCTCCGGCAACGGCTCCTGTCGTTACCGTAACCTCAACGGTTCCAGTAGTATAAGAAGTTCCGTCCCAGTTTCCGGCACCTGCATCGGCATAAAGCCCCAAGACATAGGTATCTACCTTTTCCTGAAGCTGATTAGCCGCCTGTTGCATAAGAGCTGACTTCGGATCGGATACATAAGACATAAACTTGTCCATATCAAATATACCGATATAGAAGGCCTTCTTCTGCGAGAGAGTAAGGTCTGCTTCCGAATCTGCCACATTCTGCAAAGTAAGCGGGGTACCTTGTGTATAATCAACAATGTTGACGCTACCAAATGTAAGGATTTTCATCCTGTCCGCTCCGCCTGCCTTCAATTCACCCTCGTAATCATCATTAGTGATTGCTGGTGTTACTGATTGCTCAAAGTACGGTTGTAGTACAGATTTGGCGAATTTAACGCCAAGATTTGACATACCTGCCATCGTACCAAACAGCTATGAACTGTTTTAACTTACGATAGAGTTAGCGACCTGTACCGAGAATTCGTTCGTTTATTTTACGATCTCTTTCTCTTTCTACATTCTGTTTTTGCACTCGCATAAACGTCTTAGGGTCCTTTAACCTAAGCACCTCAAGCTGTTCTTCGTCTATGTCGGAGGGAATACCCGCCGGCATACCGCCGAAGCCCGGCTTTTCTGGGCTTTGAAGGGAAGCTCTTTCGGCTGTTTCCTTATCGGAAACACCTCGCTCCTTTGACTTTTCAAAAAGGAATGATTTAGCTAACACATCAACCGGGGTGTCTGGGTGCCTTTCGGCATATTCCCGGAACGCCTGTTGATCTGCCTGAAGTTCTTTGAATTCGCTCTTATTAAGAGTATTTTCAATCTGCCTTCGTAGCTCATCTTCCTTATCTCTTGTCCGGAGTTTTGCTTCTGCCGCTTCTTTCTCACGCCTTAGGCGGAGATTATTCACAGCAAGCTCTCGCTCCCTCGTATCTAAAGAATCATAATCAGGTATTGTTTCGCGCAATTCAGATTCTAACTCTATTTCGGCAAATTTCTCTGCCTTCGCTTTTGCCTCTGCCAGTTGCTCTTGAAGCTTCTTGTTCTCTTCTGCAAGACGCTTTGCTTCACTGGAAGAAGCTCCATAGCGCTCTTTTATTTCCTCAAGTTCTTTGAGGGCAAGTTCGCTATTACCATCCTGCTCGGACGTGGTTTTTACAGTTGCGCCTTCTGCGCCGGTTGGGGCAATTTCTGCCTCCAAGTTGGGCTGTGTCATTGTGGGATGTCATCGGGCCGGGTTCGGGCCAAACAAGTTGAGCCGAAGTTGCGGATACGACAACTGTTATCTCCACCAGAAGGCAATCGTGATAGTTGCGGTCATAGTCCGCTCCGCGCACTATTGCCTACCGGTAGAGATAGCCCCTACTGCCTATGTTGTTAATATACTGCTCGCTACCCCATCAAAATTGACATTACCGAAGCTTTTATATGCCTATGGCACATAATACGCTCTACTCATCTTTGCTCTTGTCCTGAACGATTTTTGACATATCTGATAATCATTGTAGTTTAGACCTACGCTTTAGCTCATTATCAAGTTCAGTCAAAGATTTCTCCGGGTCATACCCCATCAGTTTATACAGGTCCGAACAGATACCGAGCTGGGCCTTTAGTATCGCCTGCACAGGGTCAAGACGGAAGAAGCTAAGTATCGTGGCCCCTAATGACTTCTGTTCTGCAAGTTTAGCTGATATTGCCATCACCTTGCTTATAAGGAACGAACGGACTTCATTCTGATTCAAAGGTTCTTTGGATAATATCCGGCTCCAAGTTTCAAGCTGGTCTAAAGGCACCTCAGATATTTGCTCTTCAGAAAAACCGAGTGTCTTTAGGTATGTGCTGGCATTTATCTTAGGCATTTTGTTGAGCGCCGGCCATAGCTTGCGCTACTCCAAGCGTCCTTATTGTTTGATTCACTGGCTGGGATTGCATACCCCTCATTGAATTCTTGATGTTCTTAATCTCTTCCGGGGTAAATAACTCAAGCTCTGTAATAAGTTTCTCGCTAATTATATTCATAGCGATCGGATCGTTGGCGAATTGCTGTCGGGCAAATGCTATCTTCTGAAGCTTATCCTTAGTTTCATCTTCCTTCTGGCTCTTCTGCGTAACCTTTACCCTGTATTGGCTCTTATCATTCAAACTCTTGGGCTTTAACTCAAACTGATACATCTGTGAGTTATTGCCTCGCTTTTCAAGCTTTACTCTGTCAGACGATATGGCCTTTGATATGGATAATTCCTTCCACATATTCGCTATATCATACCAGTAACGGCTATAAAACTTCTGGAGATTATTCACTTGTCTTTGGGAACGGTTGGCAAGTATCTCTATTTCACCCTTTGTCCTATTGCCGGATGGTGTCATACCCTTATCAATATCGGTTGTTATCATCCCACGCGAACCCATAGTCCGCACATACTCAAGTTCATCAAGTGATTCGCTCATCTCCAATACCGGTACGGATTTTATGATGTCATTAGGATTGCCCGGTAATCCATAGAAGCCAAATGGTCTTGGTATGAAAGCATCCGGGCTGAATTCCTCATTCGTAGCATCGTAAAAGTGCATCTGATAGTTCCGGAGTGTTCTGTTCTCCAACAACTGTGAAAGCCACAAATTGCTTATCTTATTTGGATTGCGCGTGATATCTCCCGGCCCTAATTCCCAATACAGTTGAGTATCGGGGTTGTAACACCAAGTCGCATAGTTTATCCAATCAACGCCGAGTGCCTCTCTCATCGTCCTCTTCTTGAGAATGACAGTATCAAATGCCTGTAAGATTACATACAAATCAAATTTTTGCGCCTGCTTATTCCATAATCTTCGGACTGTTTCGGTACATTCAATCAAGATGTCCGTGCCGATTATAGAATCATAGTTGTTTATATTCAGAGCGCTCAGTCGTTCCATCTTTGCTTTTATCTGGTCTGCCGTATCACTTGTGCTGAACATTCCCTTATTCGTGGCGATATAACTGTTAAGCTTGCTCTTGGCTTCTTTGGATATGGTGTTATCAGCCAATACTTCTCGGAGGGTTTTGTAGATATGCATATTGTGAATGTGCATAGCACTCTGCAAATCAAGCGGGTCGGTCTTTGGATCAACTACAACATCAAATGGATCGAGGGGCCACACCATAAACTTGCCATCTTTAATTCCTATCTTTGAATGAGTGCGTCCAGTGTAGAACACTATGCGCTTGCCGATAAAATCAATACCAGCCATATTTAATCTGTCGTAATCCTTCTGCCAGTATTCGTTTATCAGAAGCTCATTCTTCTGCGCAAGCTCCATATCTTCGCTTATGCAGTCAAAATATATTTCAGGAACATCGTCTATCTTACCGAGCCAAGCTAATTCGTTCTCTTTCATCAAAGGAACATTCACCGGATGGCGTTGTATGAGAGGATTATTTACTACCCTGTCGCGAGCAAGGTTATAATTCTCAGTCCACGCCCCTTGACGCGGTTTCTGATATTCAATAGCGGCGTTCTTATCTTCTATAATCTGCTCAAGAATGACCTTATCTTCGGCTCTTGTATCTACGCGCATTGATTCCTGTGTTGTCGGCATCAAGTTATCCATTGTTAGGGAAGTTCAACTATTCTGTAAAGTACGTCAAACTTAAAATATGTATCACCATCAATCGTGGGATTAGAACCGGAAGTGAAATATACCGCCTCGGAAGGAGAGGCTTTATTTACATCTATGGCATATCTTGTCTGATATGAGGGGGAAGCCGTTGAACTTGAGCCGTTGCCGGTTATAAAGCCAGTAGAGAACGAAGCAGTCAAAGCCACGCCTGTTGCTCCGTCATATTTTACTTCAAGTCCGTCCAATATACCGTGCCAAGAATCAGAAGAGAAGTACCTGTATCCAGTTATAGCCACAAGTTCAATCACTTTGCCATCTCCCGGATCGGCAATAACCTGTATCGGTGTGGCGTTAATTGTATCTAAAGATGCACTTGCTAATGTTACGCTAACACTTTGTAATCCAACTGCTTTCCAGACAGAAGTTGTTTCATCTCCGGTATTCTCATAAAGACCGCGAAGTGAATAATCTGCATTGAGAAGGTGAAACGTAGCACCCTTCAAAAACCCGGATGTACCGGATGGGAGAGTATTGCCTTGTGCCTCTACTATATAGCCATCATCATTCTCCTGAATGACCGCATTATATTGATACTGCTCTCTTGTGGCTAACCAAGCTGATTCGCTGGCCGTGCGTTGAGCAACAGGGATACTTACCAATCTGTCTATCTCCTCCTGATCGGTGAATGGTAAGTCCTTCTTGAGAGCAAAAGGAACACTCCCTAAATTATCCTCTACTTTTGACGGAAGAGCTTTTATAAACAGAACGAGCGACAGTCCTGCGAATAAAGCTACGAATACGATTATAAATTTTTTCACAGTTCTACCGCTATGAACGGATAATGTGATAACCGATGCCGGTAATCTGTAATACCGACATCCGTAATTACACTATTTAACCTTCGGCTTTTTTGGCTTTGGCTCTTCTTCGCTCTCTTCCACTTCACCGAAAAATATCTCTTTCTCGGCCGGTGTCAGATATGGACTGCGAGCTTTCAGAAAACCCTTCTCGGCTTCTGTCAGATTCAATGGAGAACCTGTATTCAATAATCTGCTAAGCTCTTCCTGCACATCTTTAGGCAGTCCCGATTTTGGAAGCGCCGGATTCTGTGTTGATGGCATCTTTTGTTACCGCCTCATCCTCCGGAGTGCTATCCGTTTCTACGGATTCCACTTCGTAAGAAGATGGTACAGTTTTTAATTTTGTTTTGATACGATTTAGAAATTCGTTCTTTGCCCTCAATAGCTTATTAGTAGCATCAAGCTTCTCTGCGTGAACCTGCGTTGTCCTCAATGATGCCTTTGCCGTGTCTATAATCTCCTCTACCCTCTCAAGATTGATTTTAGTTCTCTCGTCATTGTGCCCGGTAGATAGGCGAGCTTTCATCCGGTCATACCTTTGCTGGTTATATTCAATGATGTTATTGATTCTCTTCTCTTCGTGTTCTTTGAGGAAGTTGAGAGTAAGTTCGTTATCGAGAATATCCTGCTGTTGCTGATTTATGAGTTGAGTAAGCCGTCTGCGCTTCTCTGAAAATAGCAAACCATTTTTTACGGCGACAAAAGTTATCGCTGTTCCAATCTCTATCGCTATGATTGCTAAGAGTATTATTGTCATCTATTTATATTTTACTGCTTTTTTACAAAAAATCAATATGTGTTGATAACTTCATCAAGTTTCTTGGAACAATCTGAACATATACCCGGACGACCACTGCTCTCTCTGGCGTGATATTTTCCACATCCATCTGAAGAGCAGATGTTGTTGCTGAATTTTATCGTACACCTTGAACACCGTGTGTTATCGTTAGCATACAAAGCTCTCGTTTTTCCAAAATAATAATCATCTTCGCTGGATATATTCAAATCTTCTAATTCATCTTCAACAAGGATGTTGCATTTTGGACATTCATCCACCGGCAAAGTATATCCGTGCAAACGACATATTTTTATCATTTAGGTTATTACCTCCCAATCTATGCCACCGACTACGGTGTTGCGCATAGGCCCGGAGCGTTTATATTTTTTATTCGTATCAACTTCAAATAACATTCGCATTATAAGCATATCGGAATAATCCGGTGAACGTCCGATGTTTTCCTTAATCATATCCTTTGGAACAAGGTCAAGCTTACCGTCTTTGTCCGGGTCTTTGCGCTTAATCTGTTCAAGCTCCTGAATTATCTTCTCTCTCAATGCTATGTCATCTGTCAAAACTGCCACTTCACGGTTATTCACTTTCTCTGCAAACAGATAAGCACATTGAGCTTTGAGGTTCGCATAGTTCTGCGGAATATATACTTTCTTGCCGGCCTGCTTCTCTTCCTGCTTGAATGGAGAAGCATTTGCTATGAAGCCCCTTACGCCTCCGCCAAGCATATCTATTACGCCTCCGCCTACACCACCCTCATCAATGGCAATTCTTGAATATGGAACGCGGTGATCCGTTGAAATCTGCCTTATGTCCTCCGCCGTAATGTTCAACCCTTGCTTCTCTTTGGTTATGATGGGCGAGCAAACGAAACCAGACCAAACACCGATTGTTGTCTTGTCCTTACCGAACCGGGCAATATCGCCGGTCATATACTTCGGGCCGTCATCTACGACATTATGAAATATATCCATTATGGCATCATACGGCATCAATGCGCTCTTATCGTTATCGTATTCCCAATTACCACGCAACAACCTTTCCTTCTGAACAGTATCGGTCAAAGATAGCAAAGCATCCTTATACCCGGATTCACCAAACAGGTTATCATCCACAAGAGATTGTATGAACGCTCTGTTCTCCGGTAACTTACCTTCCCGGAACAGTTTATAAAATAAAAGATACTGCCAGTTCTTTGAGGGGTTACCGGTTACGAGTATCTTGCGCATTAGTCCATAGCGGTCGTTCAGATGCCTGCCCACTCTGGTTTTGAGAATATCATAAGCTCCGAAATGCACATCTCCACCTTCTTCTATCCAGCCCACCGTGTATTCAGAAGATCCGAAGCGTTCATATAGCGGATCGGAAGGCATATATCCTACATCAAGCAAATCTATCCGGCTCTTATTCTTGAACTCAATGTAATTGTATTTACCATCCAAGCGCCATTCCGATTGAGGCACTTCCATAGCTGTCATTACCTTATTGAAAGTAATGAATGTCGTCTGCATTATTTTCTTTAGTTCATCGCGAGCTATAAAACTCTTAATGCCCGGATAGGCCAAAGACAGAATCGATTGCCAAATACAACCGAGAAAGGTTTTACCCCCTCCAGCACCACCGCCAAAGAGAAGCTCATTCGTCTTGTTGTCCCGCAGTAACTCCAACGCTTGCTGTTGCTTCGGAGTTACTTCTATCCTTAATGTTGCCATTTTTTACAATGATCTCAACTTTATCAACTTTGAAAGGAATACCACCCATTCCCACATCACCATTCCATTCGTGATTCTTCAGCCAGAAGATAGCCCCGGTTACTTGCGCCCCATACAATCTGCTCTCCCAATACTCAATAACAATACTCTGTGCCTTCTTTATTATGACGGCCAAAGCATCTTTACCCTTTCCATAATTCAGTAGAGTTTCCCTGTCAGTATCTAAGGCATTTGCCAATCCTGTCATCGTGAGAGGACGCCATTTCTCTATGCAGTCCTGAAAGTAATCAGCGATAATAGAGGCAATCTGTTCAACAGTGAACTTTTCTAAGATAGCACGGCCCCGGCCCTTGTCTGCTTTCTTGAGCGGATGATCCTTCATTAGCTTTTTGATATCCAAATCTTTTATCCGGTTTATGGGATAACTCTTACCTTTGGCTTTTGACTGCTTCTTACGCTTTTTGGGCTTTGGTGCCATATTTATCAATGTTATATTGCCCTATACGCTGTTATTTACGACAGGCCTTGCATATACCACCTTTTGTTTTACGGTGCCGGCGACATTTTATACACTTGGTCATTTTGAACTTTTTTCTGACTTATAAAATTTATTACGAACCTTCTTGGTTATCGGCTTGGCTTTCTTGAGATACGCCCGGATTACTTTCTTCTTTGACTTTGAGGACATACTCTCCATCACTTTCTTGGTTATCCTCCTAACTGTTCTTTCGTGCGCCTTTGGATGTTCGAGATGATATCTTTCGTGGTAAATAGTATCAGCAAGTCCGTGATAACCTATTTTCGATTTCTTAGTGAAGGGCCGGCGCTTAGACATTCTGGCATTAACCCTTATTATTCTGTTCCCGGTCAATGTTTCACCATATACCTTACTCCGGTTATCTATATATAGTTTTGGAGATTTGTTTTTCATAAGCACAAAAAAGCCGGGGCCTATTTTATGTTGGATCTCCCCAGCTTCAAAACTCTTATTTTTTGATTTACGATGCGCATATCCTATTATACACTATTTTTTAATGTCAAGCAACTCTATCTCCCAAGTATCCTGTAATTTCATCACCACACTACCGAACGCTGGAGATTTACCTTTCTTTCCTAATCCGCTTTCAAATTTAATTCTGCCATTTGGAATATATAATTTTCCCCCCCCCTACTGAACTATGAAATCTCTCTGTTGTTATGAACTCAATAGGGAATAGAATATAAATATCGTTCTTTACTTTCTGATATGTTTCTACGGCCTTAATCATAAATTCGTGCTTTCTTGTGAATGGAGGATTGATCCAGATCCGCTTATATATTGTCCAGTCTTTGGCAAGTCCGTCTGTCTTTATAGTATCATAAGTAATTATCCCAAACTCTTTTGCCTTCTCTTCGGTAGTTGCTGGATCATAATCAAAACTACCAAATCGAGCTACAAACTCTCTCGGCGTATAATACTCATTGTCTTTCGTAAATTGAACTTGCGACTTTGCCATATATGCTTAGGACTTCTGGCGATGTTATCCTCTACTCAACCTCCCTCGTTACCTTCGTCTCCTCACTCCCGCAGTGGATACAGACCTCTGGCCCTCTGTAGTGCATCTTACAGACCAGACACCACCGCCATTCTTCTTTAGTCTTTACTGGCCACTTTTGGCTTTCTTCAAGGTCTATTTCTATTGTTTTTTCTGGCATGTTTTGCATTTGCAATCTTGTTTATG